CTCTTCTGTAAAACGGATTTACCAACTGAATTGTGAATCGTTGGTTGTACGAAAACGCCTATTTTCAGGTCTGTATTAACTTGAACGTTCAAACAGAAGTCTAAATCGTAAAAGTCATAAGTGAATTGTTCGTCGAAACGAGCTTTTTCATTTTGCATCGTTTTTTTGTTCAAGCACATTAAAAGCCCGTCTATTGTCACTACCTCTGTATCAAAAACGTCAGGTTTTTCTCTGCTGAAAAACGATTCAATCATCATTCCATCGTGATTGTGAGTTATTCTGCCATAACGGTCTTTTGAATATTTGTGAGATCCAGTGAACCAAGTTAAAGGAGATTGCGAAATGAACAGCTTTTTAGTTCCAGCCATTCCAACAATATCGTATTTGTTCTTAGATTCTACTAAATGTTTTACGAACTCGTTTATCGAAAGATCTACGTCAGAATGCATGAAAATTAGATAATCGTAATAGTCTTTAGACTCTTCTATCATCTTGTTGCCCAACTGCGTTAACGTTTGCGTGTTGTTTGTAACAGAAACGACATCTATTTTTGCTACGTCTTCTTTTTCTAGTTGGTCGATTTCTTCTTTAGTTCTTGGATTGTTAGAAAAAAGAATTTTTTCTTGACCTTCCTTGCAAGGAATAACTATTTTGATCTTAAGCATTTTCAGTTTCTCCTTCGTTGTTTTCTATTTGCACCCATTTTAGCATTTCTAAATGTTTGTTTGTCATAGGAAGAATCTTGTTAGACGAATCGGCTACAAGCCTGTATTTAGTGGAATCTACTTTCACCCATTGCTCTTGATACATCTTTCCGTTTTCTAACTTACATTTAACTCCGCCTATCTCAAAAAATTTTGGTGGCTCCTTAGAAACAAACGTGTGTGGAATTTGTCCTTGTTGAGGCTGAATAGTTTGAGCCGCAATCATTGGTTGTTGCATTTGTTGTTGTGGAGGTGGTAGATGGGCGTGATGTTGTTCTGGTTGATTTGGATCCTTGTATTCTTTCAGAATTCTGATCTGAGCCCCTTCAACTGCATATAATTGCATCAAAGCTTGCGGTGAAGAAGCTTTAACGCCGGTTACATGAGACTGTTTTTTCGTTCCGTCTTCTTGTGGCTCAAAAACGATTATGTCGTAAGTGTTCATTGGGGCAGAACCTTCTTTTTCAGAATTTTCTGGAATAGCTGCAAGCATTTGAGCTATTGGATCAGCTCCTTGTAGTGTGTTTGTAATGGGAGATGTCATTTCCATTGTTGATTTGTCGTCTTTAGTAATAGTGGTAGTAGTTGTAAAATCGTCGAATTTCTTTTTCTTTTTCAGAAGTCCAAAAAAAGCCATAGCTATTTTTCCGGTGGTAGATAAGATATTGTACTTATGTTCTGTCGTTTTTCGACCATGATGATGTTGTCGAATATCGAATTGTCTATTTCTTTTCTGTGTGAAATGATGAGAACGTGTTGATTGTTCATTCTAGAAAATTCTTGCAACAGATGCAAAACGTTTGTAACAGCTAAAGTGTCAATAGCTGAATCGATGAATTCGTCTAACACCAAAATGTTAGAAGTGAAGTTGTTTCTAGATCCCATGAAATCTCTGAAAGCGAAAGAAGAAGCTATAGACAAACGCATTCTTTCTCCGGCTGAAAACGTCGCGTATTCAGTTTCACCACCATCGTCTGGTGTTATGAACGTGTAATCCATGTCTTCGTTGAATATGCAAGTGTATTTAGCTCCAAGCTTCATCAGATAATACTTGATCTTGGAATTCAGAAGAGAAACTAAATCCTTGATGATGAACTTTTTGAGCGTATCCTGAGAAACGATGCTCTCTGACATTTTCATGTAGTTGTACTTGACGTTCATTTCGTTGAGGGAAGAATTTTCTTTTTCTATCTTCTCCAATGTGTCCTCATATAACTTCTTGTATGGATTCGTTTCGTTTTCAAGCCTGCCAAGAGAAGATTCATTGAACGAAATTTCATTCTGGAGTGAAACTGTTTCGACTATGATTTTGTTCGAAGCATCAGCCATGTCGTGTATTTTCTTTTCGATTAGTTCCTTTCCAGCATCGATTTTAACAAGCTTTTCGTTCAACGTCTTTGACTCGCTTTCGATATTAGAAAGACCTTCTGCTAATTTAACTAGACTCTTGTCGATCTTTTCGATGTGTTCTTTCGTTTCGTTCAGATTGTAATATTCAGAAACGATTGGCTTGCACTTTTCGCAGAGCTTTCCAAGTAGAGACGAATACGACTTGATCTTGTTTTCATCGTTCATTTTAGCTGCTTCTAACTTGAACTTCTTAGAAAGAATAGTTTTTTCTTTTTTAGTCTGTTCTTGTAGATCACTGACGACTGTTCTTCTTTTTTCTAAAAGTTTGTTGATCTTGTCTTCGCATTTAGAAATTTCTTCCTTGTTGACTACTACGTTTTTCTTTCTAAGTTCTGACAACGCGCTTTGAAGAGAGGCTATTTTCGTTTTCAGCTTTTCTATTTTCTCTTTTTGTTCTTCGTTGAATTTAGCTATCTGTTCTTCGAAGTCTGATTTCGACTTGTTGAGCATCAAAAGCGTAGTCTGTTTAGCTGAAAACTCCTTCTCGAAATTCAGAATGTCTCGATGGATAAGCTTGTACATTTCGCCGAAAATTCTGATGTTGAACAGCTTTTCGACGAACTCCCTTTTGTCACTTTTAGAAAGCAAGAAGAAGTTGTAATTCTGATCTGACGAAAGAAGAATGGTCCTCAAAAAGATCGAAACATCGCAATGGAGAAGTTCGTTTTCCAGAAAAGTTTCAGTTTCAAGCACAGAAGACTTAGTCAAGTCGATTTCACTTCCGTCTTCTCCGACGGCGAACACCTTGAAAAACGATTGGTTGTATTTGTTCAACCCACGAGAAATCTTGTACTTCTTGTTTCCGTCTATGTCGAAGTTGATGGTGACTTCCATAGAAAGATCGTCTGTGTAACGGTTTTTCAGATTTCTGTTCTTGACGTTCGTTTGGAGTTGTCCGAAAAGAGCGTAAAGAAGAGCGTCGAAAATAGATGATTTTCCAGCCGAATTAGCTTGTCCTGGAATATCATGGTTCTTTCCACATACTAATGTCATTCCAGACATTGATGAAAAATCGAACGTTTCGTCTAAAAACGACTTGAAGTTGTGTATTTCTAGTTTTCTGAAATTGATTCTCATCTGGCGTTCTCCATAGCTAGATTGAAATACGACTCAAGCATCTTGTAAAGTTGGTCTTTTTCTAGATTCGAAGCTGACAAAGCACTTTCGTCCATGTTGTTGATGTAGCTTTTGATGTAGTCGAGTTTAGACTTTTTGATGGTCTCAAGCGATTCATTCGTTATTACAGTGTTGTCAGCTGACAAAGCAACTGAGTACTCAGAAAGAGCTTCCTCGAAAGGAAGATTGTCTGAAATGCGTTGGTTGATTTCGGCGTCTGTTCTCAAATCTACGTCTATGTCGTAGATCTTTTGTATGATGTTTCCTTTGACGATGCTGAAATCGAAAGCGTTTATTCCGTTTCTCATTATGTCGCTTATTTTCAGACGAACGTGTTTCGGAACACCAGTCGTTTCAACGAACTTGCGCTTATTCTTTTCGTCTAAAACGTAATATCCGTTCAAACAGCCGATTTCACCAAAGTTCTGTTGATATGGAGAACCGATGAATACGAACTCACGCTTTCTAGAAACAAATTCCTTGTGTGAATGGATGTGTCCAGCGTAAATGACTCCGTATGGTTTAGCGTATTCTACGAAATCTCCAACTAAATCGTCAGACTTTAGATTTTTGTCTTTGATGCTCGTAAATTCAAGCTGAATGTTCTTCACGTCGCTAGCTTCATTCAAAAGAGAATCGTTGTTTATCAGTTCTTGAACAGCTTGGTCTGCTGTCTTCTTTTCTGAAGCGTGCTCTTCGATGTATGAAGCTATCAAATATTTACCATTGACATCAAAATGTCCGAACATCAAATCGTAAACTCCCTTGTCGCAGTCGCTAAACGATCCTAGCCAAGGAACTAAAAGAGCTCTTTGGCCATTTAGTTCTACTTCAGTAGTGCTTTCAACGATGTGGACGTTCTTAATGTGTTTGAAAACGTTTGTCGAATTGACTGAGCCTGTGTTCTTGTAATACAAATCGTGGTTGCCAAGAATCAGCCAGCATTCGCATTTTTCAGCAAGTGCAGCTAAAAGCTTGATGCCAACGTTTAAAGCTTGCAGATCCAAAGAAACTCGCGAATGGAATATGTCTCCGCAACAAATGACATTCTTGATGTTCTCTTCTTTTATCGTCTTTAGAAACGACTTGAAAACCTTGACAACTATAGACAGTCTTGATTGATTAGCTTTTTTTAGTCCAATGTGAAGATCTGTTATGACTAAAGTTTTTCCAGTTATCTTGTAAGCTACTATACTATTATTTTCCATTGACGATAAAATACCTTGTTAGACTTTGAAAGCGCACTGGGAAAGGAAATAAACCAGTGCGCTTTCTTTTTCGACTTGTGATTCTTTAGAATATTACTTAGATAACGAACAAAAATAGAAAGATTCGATTATAAACGAACTTTAGAACCACTCGTCAAAAATGATTATACTACATCATACCAGGAGTTGGAGACTGTTGTTTCTCATCTGGAAGAAGAACGCAGGCGGCAGCTGTAGTCAAAAGCAGAGAAGCTACAGAAGAAGCATTTTCAACTTCAGCTACAACAACGTCTGTAGGATCGACAACTCCAAGTTCAACCATGTTGCCATACTTCTTGTTGAGCGCGTCATAACCGACTTGCTTGTCACTTTCTTCGTCGAGTTTAGCGACGATGAGATCAACTGATTCACCGGCGTTTTCCAAAATCGTCTTGATAGGAGCGTTAAGAGAATCATGTAGAATCTTAGCACCTATGATTTCATCGTCTGTGAATTCTTCAGAATGGTTGTCGATGTAGTCTTGTAGTTCGTCGGCTGCTCGAAGAAGAGCTACTCCACCTCCAGGAACTACTCCTCCAGCGATTGCTGCTTTGCAAGCTGAAAAAGCGTCGTCTACTAAATCTCTCTTTTCTAGCATTTCAGCCTGAGTGTTAGCGCCGACAGAAATGATTCCGACGCCGCCATCGAGTTTCGCAAGACGTTCTTTCATCTTTGCAGTGTCCCAAGCGTCAGCTCCACCAGCTTTCAAAAGAGTTTTCAACTGTTCAATGCGCTCTTTCACTTTGCTTTCATCGCCTTTTCCACCAATTATCGTCGTTGAATCCTTCGTGACGATTACTCTTTTAGCTCTACCAAGAATATGTGATTCAACTGTAGCGTCGTTTGGAGCTATGCCTGTCTTTTCTGAAACGACTTGTCCACCAGTTATGATTGCAATGTCGTCCAACATGTTGTCTTTGTTCGTTCCATATGAAGGAGCGTTTACAGCACAAGATTTCAGATTTCCTTTCAGTGAATTGAGAACCAAAGTGGCAAGAGCGTCGCCTTCAACTCCATCAGCGATGATAAGAAGAGGCATCTTAGTTTCAGTCACGCTTTGTAGAACAGAAAGAATTTCAGAAATGTTAGACAATTTCTTTCCTAGAATCAAGACGTATGGATTTTCAACGTCGAAAGTCATTGCTTCGTTTGTGATGAAATATGGTGATAGATATCCTGAATCGAACACCATTCCTTCAACAACCTTGCTTTCAATTACGCGAGAATTACCAGGTTCTACACGAATCGTTCCGTTTTCGCCAATCTTGTCGAACATGTCTGCTAAAACATCAGCTATTTCGTCTGAATGATTAGAAGAAATTTTAGCTACTTGGCGGATTTCATCGTGTGTTTTGACTGGTTTAGAAGCTTTTTTTACCGATTCAATCGTGATGTTAGCTGCTTTTTGGATTCCGTTTCTGAGATGAATTCCATTTACTCCGAAATTCAGATTTTTCAGTCCTTCAGAAAAAATAGCTTCAGCAAGAACGCATGTTCCCGTTGTTCCGTCGCCGATGTTGTTTGTTTTTTCTGAAGCTTCTCGAATGAATTTGAGAGCTGTGTTTTCTGTTGGGTCCTTGAATTGGAGTGAACGTATCACAGTGATTCCGTCTTTTGTGACTCGTGCTCCGCGCTGGTCATCTAAAAGAACGTTCAATCCTTTTGGACCCATTGTTTTCTTCGTGATGTCAGCTGTCTTTTTTACGCTGTTTAGAAGTTTAGTTCTAAGTTCTGAATCATAAGTTATCAGTTTTTCAGTTGCCATGCTTGTTTAGTATACTTGTAAAATCGTTGACGATAATATACCTGCTAATTTTTTGCTTAGTACATTTTCTAAAAACGTAAATAAAGATTGATTACTAGATATTAGATATAATAGATAATGGATATTTCTATAGTAGTATTTGCTGGAATAATAGTATCCGGAATTTTCGCGCTTCCGATTGCTGTAAGAAGCATCCAAAAACTACTGAAAACGTTTTTCGACTACAAAAACAAACAAGAGCAAAAACAACAAGAGCAGAAAATCGAACAAACGAAAGACGAATTGAAAGAGACAATAAACAATGGAAATCTTTCTGATTTATTCGATATTGCTGACAAACTAGGAAACGACAAGGAAAAACACCAACAAGGAAAACAACAATGAGTCTTAGAAAATTCTTTTTAGCATCTTTACTTTCACTAACATTCTGCTTTTCTGGATGTTTCTCCGGAAAGCAGCAGCCATTGACTGTTTCTTCTGTCTATCCATTTGAAGGAAGATACGATGCGACAAACGAAATCGTGATTGACAACGAAAAATGTTCTTTCAACGACAATGATTCTGTTTGGGTGCTTTCTAATCATACCTTGTACTATCTTTTGACATCAGTTTCAGATTTTCCAAACAAGATTGTTTTTGGAAAAAAAGAATACACCTTCAAAAAATCTTCTTTTCCAACAAACGAAAATGAGTCTGTAAAGTCAAGAGACGCTTTTGACGATGAAGAGTTCGTTTGGATAACTTGGACAATACCAACTAACGGAATCAGATAAGCAAAATGGCAAAAAGCAATCGAGAACTCATCAAGTACTACAAGAAAAAGCATGAATTAGAACCAGTGTTGTTTTCTGAAAAAACTGGAAACGACGAAATTCAATTAAGCGGAACAATAACTCCTCTGAAACTAGATTTGCGGCAATATTGTTCTCCAACTGACGACCAAGGTGATACTGCTCATTGCGCTGCTTATACTGCTGCACAAATCATCGAAACGATGTATTGGAAAGAAACTGGAAAACTTCTCCAACTTGACGCTGGACACATTTATGCTAAAGCTAAAGAACTAGATGGCTTGATAGACGTAGGTGGAACTTATCCAGAAATAACTTTGAAGGTAGCGCTTGATCTTGGAAAGAAGTTCGTTGCTGGAACTTATGAGATCAAAAAATACTACAACGACAAGACTGACAAAACGATTGAAACGCTGAAAAGATTGATCCACAAAAATGGTTTCTTAGCTGGTGGCTTCAAGATTTCAGAAGATTGGTACAATCTCAAGAAAGGAGAATCGATTCTTGAATCAGCAAAGAAAAAAACAGTTGGAGGTCATTGTGTCACTGTTGTTGGTTATTTGAAGGATTCTCTGATAATCCAGAATTCTTGGGGTAGAGAATGGGGAGCGATGGGCTTCGGAAGAATTTCTTGGGATGTTGTTTTGAAGCAGCTCATGTATGTTGTATATTTAGAAAGGAAAAACTGAAATGCTTACGATTGTATCAAAAGAAGCGTTTGACGAATTGAATAGAGTAGTTTCAGAAGATTTTGAAAAGAAATTTCCTTTCGACTACAACGACTTCAAAGAGGAAGTGCTCCATTATTCGATGGTCAACGACTATCTAAAGAACAAGATGATTGAGTTTGTCGGAACAGGATCAGCTAGAACAGCTTACATGATTCCAAAAGGTGGATGCAAGAACGTCAAAAGAAGAGCAGTCTGTTTGAAAGTAGCTAAAAACGTCAAAGGTATCGCTCAAAACAAAGGCGAAATCAAGATGCTTGAGGATTTCAATTGGAAGAGAAATCCATGCTTTCCGGAATTGTTCGGAATCGACAAGCATACTAACATTTCTCTGCTGTGTGAAATAGGAAGAAAAGTAGACAGCAAAGAATTCGACGATTTCTTTTCTTTTTGGAACGACTTTAGACGAAATGGTTTTCATGAAGACGCTAGAAGAGAAATTCCGGAAATAGGAACCTTTGACGATGTTTTCGTTGCACTAAAAAGAATCAAGCGTCTGAAGAAGATGGGCAACGAAGGAAAAGAACCAATGAAACGCATTTTGGACGATTTCAAACGTGTTGCTAAAGCTGACAAAAAGTATGTTCCTTTCGTTTCGTTGTTTGAAGTGCTTTTCGAGAAAGAAGCTGTTTACGAAATTTCAATAGGCGATTTCGCAGAAAAGGACAACTGGGCGTTTGTCAACCGAGACAATGAAGACGTCTTAGTTCCAATCGACTGGGGACTGACAAACGAAGTAGCTAATCAATACTACATGTGAAGCTTTAGTTTAGCTTCAGTATAGCACCATTTCCCATGTTGGCATACAAATTTTCGCCAACACTCATCAATTTAGTATTGCAATTTGCGAACTTGAAGAACGTATCTCCTTTTTCGTTCAAATTCTGATAACCATTTCCGAAAGTAGTGAGATTTTTCAGTGATACCAGGCAGAATTCGCTTTCCAGAGTAGTCGCTGAAAGTTCTAGCAGTTCATCCTTTTCCATGAAGCTCTTGCACAACACGCTTTGTTCACCCATCACGTTGACGAAAACGAGCATATCATCTGAAGCCTTCAAAAAGTCTATTTCTTCGTCTGTTTCTAAGAACGATCCATTTAGTCTGAATTGTGTCAACTTGAACCAATTGTTCACTGGTGACTTGAAGTAGAGATCAAACCCATTCGTTTTCAAAGCGGCGCCATTTCCAAACACCATTATGTCTATCAACGATCCAGAATCAGAAATAGAATCTAACAGAATTTTTTTCTTGCTTTCAGAAACGTTGTTCAAATCAGCGAAAGGTTCGTTGCGTTCATAACCACCATAAATATCATCTTCGTTGTTTGGATATTCAGAAATCTTCTTTGCTATTATTTCAGACGCGAAATTGTCAGCGTCCATCTTTTCTAGAACTCTTTCATTAGCTAAGTTCTTTTCTGGAATTTCATTCGATGCGTTTGGAACGTATCTTATTGCTTTGCACTTCCAAATGTATCTATGCAACAATGGATTTATTCCGTCGCTAGCTAAGTTTATGTCAACAGCTTCTGTTATTTTGTACTGCTCTCTTGATTTAGCGTCTGGAAAATCGATTGTAATGACATCTCCAACCTCTGGGTGGATCTCTTCTGAGTATTTAGAAACAAGAGACAAATCACGGAACAAAACGACCCCTTTCAATGTTCCAGTCAGCTTGTAAAGCCCAGGTTTTGTTTCTTTCACGATGAAGTCGAACCGCAAAACGATTTCATCAGCTATAGAAGCGCTTAACGTGTAATTGAACGACTTGTAGATGTATTCGTTGACTGGAAAATCGAGTTTTGGTTCGCTTGTGCTTACTACATCGACTGGAATAGACGCCTTCTTGTTTAGATCGAACTCAAAGTCGTCACCAAACGGAATTACGCATTCTCCTGAAAGAATAGCACAAGCAAAAGGAACTGTTAGATTCTCAAACTTGTCAGCTTCATCAGCTTCGAACTCAATTTCTATCTGCTGTTCGTCTATTGGGTATTCCTTATATTGTCCAAGTTTGTAAGCTAAAGAAGTAGCGAAGTCCTTTGAATCGAAGTAGAAATTGACGTTAGTCGAAGGAAAAGCTCCAAACTTGTTTAACTGAAAGATGTCGTTTTCAACTTCCATGTAGGTAATCATTTCAGCTGAAACCTTGTAATTTGGATCTGGGTCCTCTCCGTAAGCTGCTCTGACGATGTTGTTTTGGTCTACAACCGTCTTGAAAACTTCTGGATAAGGCAGTTTCAGCTTGTAGTAGTTGCAGTCGACCCCGTAACTCCGCAACAAATCTCGATACCAGTTGCCTACTATTTTCGACTCCTGCTTTAGGTTTTCTCTGCGAATATATCGTAATTCGTTTAAATCGTTCTGGTTGACTGCCATCTAAAATTTTTTCCTGCTTACATATTTACAACCGTATTACTTGTCTCAGCAACGTAAATAATCGCAAATCTGCAAGTGCAGACAATTTTTCTAAACAACATTTTAACACATAAACAATACAATATGAAATATCTAGATTTATTGAAGCGTTTCGACCAAGCAATTGTTTCTGAAAACAAGCGTCTAAACGCAATTTACTCAAAGCTCATCCGTGAATCCGAAGAGGAAGAGGAAGAAATAAAAGAAGCTGAGGAAGAAAAGGAAGTCGAAGTCGATACCTCTAAAGAAGAAGAAAAGGATGTCAAGGAAGCTGAAGAAGCTGAAGTTGACGCAAAAGAATTTTTCGAGTCTGACGAAGATGAAGAGGAAGTAGAAGTTTCTGACGAAGAAGAAACTGAAACAACCGATGAAGCTGAGGAAGAAGAGGAAGAAGAATTCGTCGAAGAAGACGAAGACGAAGAAGAAAAATGCGACAAAGACGAAGTCGATGAAGCTGATGATGTCGAAATGGTCTCTCTGAAAGAACTTTTCGACGAAGACGAAAAGAAAGAAGAAGATGACGAGGAAAAAGAAGAACCAGTAGAAGAAGACGAAGACGATTCTGATGAATGCGACAAGGAAAAGTGCGAAGAAGCTGATGAAGAAAAGAAGGATGACGAGGAAGAAAAAGAAGCCGTCGAGGAAGATGATAGCAAAAAGCTAACTTCAGCAAAAGAATTTTTTGGTGAAGAAGAAGACGATGAAAAGAAAGCTGATGACAAGGAAGAAGTAAAAGAAGAAGAGGAAGAGGAAGAAAAAGAAGATTCTGAAGAAAAGGAAGAAAAGAAAGAAGAAAAAGAAGAGAAGTGCGAAGAATCTGAAGAAGAAAAGAAGGATGACGAAGAAGAAAAGAAAGAAGAAGTAAAAGAAGCTGAGGAAGAAGAAAAAGAGGAAGAAAAGAAAGAAGTCACAGCTGAATCAATTGAACAGTTCGTCAAAAAGAACAAGCGTCTTTTCAAAGGTGCTTAATTCCCAATTCGTTCTATCAACTAATTGAACTAACACACAACTAACGAAAATGGATGTCGAAAGGCATCCATTTTTCTTTTGTCAGACTGAAACTTTTTCTACAGAATCTGGCTTTTGCTTCTTGTAGAAGTCACGATACATTTTCAGACGTTCGCGAAAATGCTTTTTCGAGTACTTGAAGTTGAAAACGCAGTCTATTATCGTTGAAAACTCCTTGTTTTCATGTAAACGAAGCGTTCTACCAATCGACTGAATGCACTTCGTTATCGACTTGCCTCCTCCGGTGAAGCAGAGATTTGGAAGGTTCCGCAAATTTATCCCTGTCGCATAAGTGACGCTTTGAGCAATCAAAACGTTGTTGTCTGATCTTTCAAACTCAGCTCTTATTTCTTCTCTTTTGTCTACTGAAATACTTCCGTCAACGTAGTAGATTTCAGAGCCTCTTGGTTTCCATTCTTTCAGCGTCTCAAACAACTCATGTCCAAATTCTATTCTGTCGAAAAGCACTAAAACGTTTCCTTTCAGTTTTTCGATTCGCTTAATCATCGGAGTGTAAAGCCTCAGACAGTTCTTGTTCGTGTATTCTACTTCAGCATTGTATGCTTCGTTGAAAGCTACGTCTCCTCCTTCAATGTATTTGACAGTTGAATTCAGATTGAATGGAATGTTCTTGTCGCTTTCAACACTTTCGTCTTTTACTGACAATACTTCTATCTTTAGTTTCGTCAAATAACCTTCGTCTTGCAATTTCACGATGTCTTCTGTATACAAGATGCGCGAAAACAATCCAATTAACGACCATTTTCTGTAGTTGTCTCTTGGAAGTGTTCCAGAGCAGCCTACTTTTATCGAGCAGTTGAGATTTTCGACGAACTTGTAAGTTTGAGAATCTGGAACTGCAACACTATGCGCTTCATCTGCAATCAAAACGTCTATCTTTGGAAGTTTTTCCTTGTTCGTGAACAAATATTGTCTGTTAGACACGATTATTTTTGCGTCTGGATCGTATTTTTCAGTTTTCTTTAGTCCAGAAGCAAGTTTAGTGACTTCTTCCTTCTTGAAACCATAATCTAAAAGGTCTTTGTAGAACTGGTCTACTAACTGTCTGTTTGGAACGAAGATCAATGTTTTCAAAGACGAGTCGTACTGCTGTAAAAGCGTGTAGATGAAATTTCCAATGACGAATGATTTTCCAGAACCTGTAGGAAGTTCAATCAAGCCTCTTCCACAACCATCGAATATAAGCGCTTTTATCGCGTTGGTCTGATATTCACGTAATTGATATGTTTTCGACACGTTTGAGACGTTAAAATTGCTTCTATCACGATTTTTGGCAAAGCTTTTCAACGGAAGAAGGTAATCAACGATGAATTGTTTGGTGTTTTTAGAAAGAGCTATTTGGTCTAATCCTCCATACTCCCTTTTTAGATAATTTAGAACCTCGAATATAAGACCAATAGAAAAATATCCGAATTTGTTGACTGAATAGACTTTGTTCTCGCTGTCAAATCCATACTGTCTAGTGAAAAACGAAGCGTTGTTGAAAGTCGAAAACGAATCTACTACTTTTTCTAAGTCGTGATGCGCTTTAGCTAACAAACGGAATTTAGCAGTAACAGGATCGAAAACGATTCGGAAACATTTCCCAGGAGGAAACATTTCTTCAGTGAGAAAATCGTCGATGTACTGCTCAAACATCAAACAGACTCCAGTTTTAGAATTTCAGTAATGGACTTTATCTGAAAACCAAGATTGTCTAGTATAGAAAAGCTTCTTTCGATGAATTCAATGTTGTCTTGAGTGATTTTTTGCATCGAATTTAGTTTTTGGATCGTTTCGTCGTTCTTAGAAATAGCAGTTTCGTTTTTTAGACGCAAAATCGATTCTTTCGTTTGTGAATCACCCATTTTTTGCTGAAGAATTTTTGCTTTTGCCTTTTTGATTCTTTCTAAGTTTTCTTTCTCCTTGAAGTACCTAGCAAGCCACTTCGCTCTGATAGTAGAAACCAAAAAGGATTTTTCTCGAAGGTTTTGGAAAGTGATGTTCACGTCATCGTTGAACTCTTCAATGAGTTTGTTCAATTCAGTGTTGTCCTTCAAGAATGGTTCTCTTTTTTCTTTGTCTTCGTTCATGGGCCTAATTCGATAAACTCTATTGATAACATAGATGATAAAGATAGATAAGATATCTACTATATGTGCCATATATTAGATATCAATTATTATACTATGCCTAGTTGTAAATAGAACAGAAACCACTAAAAAATTTTTTACCGCGCTATGATTTATCGGAAGTTCAACGCTCCAAACGTAGAATACAACGAAATAGACCGTTCGCAATATGGCATGATAAACGACGGAGCTGCCGTTGGAACGATGACTTTCTTCACGGGATTCGCTGACAAAGGTGATGACTACGATGCTAAATATTCTCGTTCTCTGCCAGATTTCGTGAACACTTATGGGTACCCAACAAACGAAGCTGAACGTTACTTTTACAATGCAGCTAAAGAAGTTTTTTCCAGAGGTGGTCGAGTAATCACTTCCAAGATTCCATACGACAATGAATCTAAGGACAAATTTTCTTTTACCGTCTATCAAGCTAAAAATGGCGGAGAGCTTTCTATTATAGCTGAACAATCATTTTTGAGCGGAATAGCGTCATTAGACGAAAGCATTACCTCTTACATCGAATTTGAATCAGTAGACAAAACTAATTTTAGTACAGTTCTAGAAGAAACGTTTGGTGAAGTAGATTCAACGCACTTGATGACGATGGAACAATACGACGATCTGCTTGTAGGAAATGCAAGACCAGCTGAAAACAAGCTTTTCATCGTCGATATTTCTAGAAACAAGTATTCAGTTGATCCAAATCTTCTAGATTTAAGCGCTTGGGAAACTAGAAATTATCTGGGATACGTTCCAGTCGTGGTTTCTCCTTTGAACGCTTTGTATTTCCAAAATCTTCTTTCAGTTGCAGAAGACGAAACTTCAGTTTTCAACATAGCAGAAGATTTTCAGACGATAGACAACGTTGGCGAAATAGACGGACACTCAGCTAATCAAGTTCCAGAAAGAGCTATACTAGAAAATTTTGCTATTCATATAGCTTCTTCAGAAACAATTTCAGAAACAGTAAGCAAAATAGCTGCGAAGTACTTTCCTTCGATAAACTTCTACAATGAGCACACTTTAGACAGAACTTATCTGAAACAGATAGGAATTGTCGTGTTCAAAATGGTTTCTGACACGTCGAACGATGGCAGAGTTAATTTCGTTCCAGTTGAATCTTTCGTAGGATCATTGAACAGAAGAGAAAAAGACCAAAATGGAAAAAGCGTTTTCATCGACAACATCGTAAATGAACAATCTGAACTGATAAACGTGTTCTCGAATTTCGCTTTTCAATCACAAGCGTCTTTAAGCAGTGCTTCTGTTCCAACAAAATACACTGAAGCTTCAACGTTTTTGATTTCAAACCAAAAAATCACTTCACTTGGATTTTTCGTTTCTCAATGTTCGAAGTTCATTTCAGAAAAAACCATAGACGAGTCTCTTGACTTGATTCTCGACAATTGCAAAGATCCAAACGCTGTTCCAATCGACATTGTTTGTGATGCTGGAACTTCCAACATAGCTCAATTCATGCACTCACTTAGCGCTGAAACGTTGTTCTACGAGCCTGAGTTCGATTTGAATGGTTCTTACTCTCTTTCTGGCCCAGAATCTTCGCTTGTTTGGAAGAGAATTCTGAAAAAGTACGACGATTTCGCTAAATACACTAGAAAAGACTGCATCTTCATAGCTGACGGAATGAGACCTTTCTGTTTAGTCGGAAATGAAAAGATCATCAGAAAGACGGCGCCTAAAAACACTATCTTGAAGACGATTGCTCCAAAGATCCGATACATGCTTGGAACTAATTCTTCTTACGCAGCCGGTTATTGCAACTGGTTCAAATGCATAGACGATGTTTCTCAGTCTTACTTCTGGTGTCCACCTTCGATAAAAGCAGTTGGCGTCTATCTTTACACAGACAGATATTCTAATGTTTGGGATGCGCCTGCTGGAGAACGCAGAGGAGGAATTTCAGACGCATACGACGTTGCTTTCAATCCAACAGTAAAAGAAGCTCAATCGTTTTACGACCAACAGTGGAATTACGCTGTTTCTTATCCACTTGGAGGAATCATTCTCGAAGGACAAAAGACGTTCCAAACAGACAAAACAGCTTTAGACAGAGTAAACGTCCGTCGTTTGTGTAATGGTATCAAGAAGGGCATCAAGGAAATAGCTCGTTGGTTCGTTTACGAAAACATAACGCCTCAGATTTTGACTCGCTTCAGAGACCAGCTGACAGAATTTCTTCAGAAGGTCCAAGTCAACAACGGAATTTCTGAGTTTTACATCAAGTTGGACAACGAGAACAACACGCCAGAAACAGCTGACAGAAACGAAATCCATGCAGCTATAGCGATTCGTCCAATAAAGAGCGCAGAATTCATTGTCATCAATTCGATTGTAGTCAATCAGAGCGCTGACCTTGAAGAGGTGACTAACTCAGTCTTAGCTTAACTATGGCTTTGTTTAGTTCAACAGCGTGGATGATGAAAGGCGGTGGATCCTCTGCTGGAGCTCTTGATTCAATGCCTAGTGATGATAGTCCTTACAAAAAAGGAAAAACAACAGTAAATCTAGTTCTAGGGTCTCCAACGTTGACGATATCTGAGAAAAACACCAAATTCGTTTTGACGTTCAAGGTAATGGAAGTTGGTTTCACAGAAGATCCGGCAAATGTGTCTTTCCGAATTGAATTGTTAGCTGATGGGCATTGGAGGTACACAAGCACTTTAGACACGGTCAATCTTTCTAGACTTGGAGTAACGGTTTCAGTGAATCTTTCTAACAAGATCAATGGAAATTCGCAGTTGAGAACATACGTACTTTCAACTCCAAAAGCGTATTTGTTGTTTGAAACAGGAACTCAGATTTGCAAAGACCAAATCAAGTGCAGTAAAATTGTCACATAAGAGAAAGAAAAGAAAAAATGGCTTCTCATGCATTCATAACAACGTGGTTGATGGCTCCAGGCGGAGGCGGTCTTCCTCCTTTGGGCGTCGAATGGGGCGTTGGATTTAGAGGTCAAACCTACGACAAGGTCAAAAAGATGTCTCAAGTTATGTCTTCTGTTGAGTTCACCTATAAAGGAGGAAATAGTGTCGGAATTTCTCCTGCTGCTACTGGAACAACTTATTCTGATCCATTCGGACAAATGGGTGATCTTATGTTCTGTGGATATTATTGGTGGAACAACGCTTGGTTTGGAGGATTCATTGAATGGTGGCCAGTTGATGGTGGTAGAACTTCTAGACCTTTGACGAATTCCGATAGACAATTCGTGACAGCTTACAATCAAGGAATCAGAAAATTCTGCTTTGTCATAACGAATAGACACGACAAACGAACGAATTTTGGTATTCTTGATTTGAAGTGATCTAAATTTTTGCTTCAGTTCTTCTTTTAGTGGTGTAAATAGAATCAAACACTAAATTTTTAGAAAGAAGAACTTTACTATGGCAATTAGAAACATTGACAGCCCGGGCGTGCAAATCACAGAAAGAGATTTGTCCCAATATACTAACGGACCAGTCGGAACAGCGGTTTTAGTCACTGGTTTCGCTTCAAAGGGCCGTGATTATGAACCAACTCTTTTGACTTCACGTTCAGCTTGGCTCCAACAATTCGGAGAACCAACAAACGAAGCAGAACGCTACTTTTTCAACGCTTGCATGGAGGTAATCAACCAAGGCGGAAAGTTATACGCTTGCAAGCTACCTTACAAGAACGACTCTTTGAACAAGTTCACCGTCAAGACATACACAGTCAACGTTGAAAAGCTAAGACAACTTTCTACAGTTGCTGAATACGCTGACGAATATGGTTTGAACAAAGTTCTTGCTGGTGATTATTCAGAATTTGGATATGATCTTTCAGCTACAGATGATGTCAAGGACACTCTTTTCAAGGCTGACAAATTCAAGGATGAACTAGTTGGTTTTTCTAAGTCTTCACAAGAATTCACGATTGCAATTCCATACGCATACGCTTTAAGCGACTGGCTTGGAGAACTTGATGTCGAGGACAGCGAACAAGACAACTGGATGTATACTCCGGTCGTGTACGTCATGGCTAAACTTTCAGCCACATTCGATTCTACTTCAGAATTCAGACAACGTTTAGCCGCAGAAGGAAAATCGTTGAACTTCAGCGACGAACATGGTGTTATCGTTCAAGATGGTCCAGCAAGCGTAAAGTTGTTCATCGATTCTATTCTAGAAGGTCTTGGTGGAAACGACAAATCTGATTCCTTCAAAGCAGCTTGCGATCCTTCAACTGGCGTCAACGTAAACAGTGTAACTCACACATATCCACAATTCGTCGATTCTATAGCTTACAGATTTTTCAAGGCAAATGAAGAACTGTTCAACGAGCTAAACGAACTTGATTTCAATCAAGACTCAGGGCTTTACAAAGGATTGAAGCCATACTTCTACTGCGATACTTCTAAATTCAATCTTGGTGCTTATTACAGAGCTTCCAAACTATACGAAAAATACGAAGAGTCCCGTCAACTATACATTGACACAAATGTAGTAGAACTAGTCAACAGAGTAATCGATTTAGACAAGTTTTTCGGAGACAAAGGTTCTTCACTGTCAACTGTTTTCGACAAGTTCTTAGCAATGGGTGGCGCTCCAGAAGCTCCAGCTACTCACTGGGAAGATTCTCAGTCTGAAGAACTAAAGACGATTCTAACGACAAAAGCTCATGATGAACTTTTGACTCCGCTAGACGCTTTGATAGAAGCATTCAACACGATGCTTGCAAGCGAAGAGTTCGCGAAAATAGTAGAAGAAGCTAGAGATGGAATCTATCATGATTCTCCATTCGCTAAAGTCGCTATCAACTACTATCTAGAAAACACAATCGTTTCAAATCCAGAGCACAAGAAGATTCTTCGCAACGCTGACAATTTAAACGTCTTCTTCTTGTCAGTAGACGCTGATAATGATGGTCCTGGAACACTTTTAAGCACGTTCTTCGAGCTTTACAACGGTCCTGATTCTTCTTCTCCAGAACTATCTTCGACTACAGCTGTAATCGATGGCGCTGTTTCAGAAATGCGTTACGATGACATTCTGAGATTTTCAAAGGATTTCGTTGGAACTGAAACATACAATGCGCTTTCTGATATAGCCTATGGAACATCTGGAACTGAAGCTCAGAAGAAGACGCTAAGCGCTCTCCAAGAAGACATGATTTCAACAGTTCTTGCCTTCTCAGAAATCAAGAACGCTGACAACACGGTTGACGAATACTTGACAATCGATTCTAAAGCTGATGTCACTCTTGAAGATTTAGAAACAATCGACGGTTACGCTACTGGTGAAACTCCAGTTCGCACTAACAAGATCGTCATCGTAGACAAGACTCGTGGAACGCTTGGTCAGGCTTACGCTAAGGCTCCTTCCGGAGAACAAAAGGAAGTCGTTGGAATAATTCCAGTCGTGACAACAGCAGCCAACGCGCTTTACTCTCAAGCTCTTCTCGACACCGGCGATTCTGGCATCACGAAATACAACGCAATCAGAACTGCTCAAACATTGACAGCTGACGGAATGGCAGAAAACGGAATCACAGCTCCTTTCGAGATCAAAGACGAAGATGCAGCTGTTCCATTCATGTCTGACAACGCAGGAGTCTACACTGTTTCAAAACTAGTAGCTGGTTCTTTCCCATCCATCCACTTCGATTCAGAAGGACACATGGACAGACAGAATCTGAAGAAGATCGGCGTTGTCGTTCTTCGCGCGTTCCTCGATCCAGGCGAAGGAAACAAAGTCAATTACGACATAGTAGAAGCTTTCGCTGGCGAACTAGACAAGAACGCAACTGATCCAAACACTGGTGCTAGCACGTTCATCGACACTCTCGTCAACAGCCAATCAGAATACATCGAACTCTACTCAAACTGCTTCAACCAGACAGCTACTAGAGAAATGTATTCCAAGATGGACATTCTGATGCTTAACGAACCTCAGAAGGCTGGTGATCTAGGATTCTACCAATACATGACGAAGAAGAACATTTCGCTAACAGATTCGATTCTGAAAGCACTTCCTCTCGTGTGGAACAAGAACGAAGACATCAACGAAAAAGCTATCGACGTAGTCTGCGATGCGGGCGTTTCCAACATAGCTCAATTCATCAAGAGCGTCTACAATGGAGGCTCCGGAGTTTACGATCCTGCTTCTGAACAAGCTGCTCTCTTCAAGCTCCGCAACAAGGAAGACACTAAGACTTGGAGAGCTGTTCTAGACATGTACGACAACTTCTGCAAGAACATCCGCAAGGACTGCATGTTCGTAGCAGATGGTCCTCGTCCATTCTGCTTGACAGGCAACAAGAAGATCGTTCGTCCTTCAAAACCAAGCAACACAGTCGACAGCTCGATCTTGCCTTTGCTGAAATACATCACTGGCGTCAACACGAACTATGGTGCTGGCTACTGCGACTGGTTCCAGAAGGCTGATGAATTCTCTGGTGACTACTTCTGGTGTCCTCCTTCGATCCAAGCGATGGGCGTTTACTTGAACACTGACATCAACTTCGATTACTGGATGGCTCCTGCTGGGCTGAACCGTGGAGTTGTGGCTGCACTCGATGTGGCTTTCAATCCAACGCAACGTCAAGCTGATGAAATCTATCCAAAGAGCTGGAACTACGCTCGCAACTATCCAAATGATGGTATAGTGCTTGAAGGACAAAGAACTTTCCAAAGCAAAGCTAGCGCGCTTGACCGGGTGAATGTCCGTAGAGCGATGCTCCGCTTCGAGAGAATGGTTTATGAAATCGCCCGTTGGTATGTGTATGAGAACAATACCACGTATACTCGTCAGCGTTTCTACGATGCTGTTGATGGCGTCTTCAAGGAAATCAAAGGCCAAGGCGGAATGATTGATTACAAGATCATCTGTGATGAGTCGATCAATACGCCTGAGGTAATCGATAGAGGGGAACTCCGCGTGAAAATCGGGGTACGTCCAGTTAAGAGCGCTGAATTTATCATCATTGAGTTTAACGTGATGCGTCAAGGTGGTTCCTGGACGGAAATGCTCTAAACATTGTCTTAATAAGAAATGTTTCTAAAGATCCCGCATTACTGCGGGATTTTTTGTCTCCAGTTTTCAGCCTTTAAGTGTAAATATGTTTACACTATGTTAGAAGCAATAGCCACTGGAACAATAAGCATGGGCGTCCTCTTTAAATAATAATTACTAAATAATTTCAAGAAAAAAACATGGGAAAGTTTTTAGAATATCTTCTGCAAGAATCGTCGTTCAGCAATGTTGATTTTAAGAAGCATAACTATTTAAAGGATGTAATTAAGTACATTGTCGCTAACAAAAGCATTCTAATTGGAAAGAGCAGAGTAGAAAGTGTCGTTGATATAAAAGACGTCTCTGAATTTGAAAAGTTCCTTAGTGAGAAACTCCCAACTATAAGTGAATTCAATGCTATAGCGAATAAGTTTGGTTTTTCTTGGACGAAGATATTCAAGGGAAACTTTTCGGGAAGAACCGCTGGAACGGACGAGGAGTTTAAGAACGTCGATGCAATTAATAAGTTCATTGAGGAGAATGGAAAAGAATATTCTTTGAAGATTCCTGTATATAACAGCGATGGAAAAATAGTTTACGCTGTTTACGCTAAGAAACAGGAAGGCACGCCAAAGGCTGATATTGCTATATATGGCTTTACTTCTGAAGACTATAAGAAGAATGCGAATGTGGAAGAGGCTAAGCCTGTGCTGTGGATCAGCCATAAGAAGGGGTCTTCTGCCAAAGATTTTTCGCAATATGGCGGAGTTTCTAAGCATGAGTTGGAGAATGCTTCTAGCGATGCTATAAAATCAGTTGAGATTTTTGTAGCCGGGGTTAAGATACTCTTCACAGATGAGAATGGAAGAAGAAGCTCTTTATATGATGTTCAGTCGGAGGAGCTTGATGAATCACTTTATGGTTATGCGGTGTATGGTAAGGATTTTGGCGCTAACGAATATGGTCTGAACAACGTCAATTTTCTTCTTCAAGGAGATATATCTTTTAAGAAGCGTGGAAGCGATGCATTCGAGTTTGGCGCCAATTTTGTAGAAAAGAACCCGGAGATTCCATCTGGCGATAGGAAGCCAAAACTATGCACGAAAACAGCTAACGATAGAATTACTTGGAAAATGCACGGTGTAAGAATGGGAATCTATCCAAAGATCTTTCATGAGAAATCAGCAAAAGACTTGCTGGGGGAGCTAAAGAAGAAGTTTTCTATTTCGGCTAGCTCATTGGAAGACTTTTTAGGAAAGTACTTCTCCTCTAAGAAAATACGCGATTTCTATCATACAGCTAAAATGCTTTCATTGGAAGACATTTTGAAATTTGAACTAAAACCATAAGAAGTATAGCTAGAAGATATGATAATGACATTTTTAGAGTATCTTAAAGAATCAAAACACAACCTTTTAAACGAAGGTGGAGCCTCTGGTCACATGTCACATCTCTTTGAAGATGGTGAAATGACATTTGGTGAGTTGAAAGAGATTTTCCGCGAACTGTTTTCTGGAGAAATAGAAATAAGCGAGAAAACTGATGGTCTTGCTTTAGCAATTACTTACAAGGACGGTCAAGTAAAAGCAGCCAGAAACAAAGCCACCTTGAAAGAGCCTATGTCTATTAAAGAGCTTTCAGAAAAGTTTGAAGGAAGAGGAGAGATAAAAGACGCTTTTGTCAACTCGATGAAAGACATTTCAAAGGCTATAGATTCTCTTTCACAAACCGAATTGAAGCGCATATTCAACGATGGCCACAACTACATGGCCTTCGAGATCATTTATCCGCCAACTAAAAATGTCGTTTCTTATGGAGATCGTTGTTTGATTCAGTTGCATGGTGTCAACATTTATGATGAGAACTTCAACAAAATTTCGGAAGACAAGACGCTTGCGAAAAAGCTTTACGATCTTCTGAAAAAGCACAATGCGCTGAATCAAGAAAAATTCGAGATCGCAAATGATGCCAAGTTGAAGATTAAGAATTCAAAGACGGCAAAGGAAAGCTTACAGGATGTACTTTCAAAGCTTAAAAATATCCAGGGAAAGCTCTCTGACGAAACTACTATCAAAGATTTTGTTGCAGAAAAGTACAGGCAGCAACTTGAGAAAGCAGCTGAAAATTCTGGTCTTTCTGAAAAGCGCACTCCAGAATTCATCAATCGGCTAGTCAATAGATTGTCATACGTTTCAGATCAAAAAACTTCTAAGATAGAACTTCAAAAAATAGCTAAAGACGAAGGCATCGATCCAAAGTCGAAGGAGTACAAGGAATTCATTAAGCAAGTAGAAGAATCACAACCAGAAGACAATCAAAAGTACATTCTTCCAATAGAAGCCTTAGTGGTTGACGCTGGAATGCAGTTGATGAAGAATTTGGTTGGTTATGTTACGGCTGACAGAAGCGAAAGTGCAAAAGAACTTAGCAGAGAACTTGACGTTGCGATAGCTGAACTTGAAAAGAACAAAGACAAACTTTCATCAAGCGGACTTAAGACTCTTGAAAAGAATCTTAAGAAACTGGAACAATTTGGCAAAGAAGCTACTGGCGTAGAAGGAATCGTCTTCTTATACAATGGGCGTGTCTTCAAAATGACAGGAAACTTCGGAGCTATAAACCAACTACTTGGAATAATGAAATACGATAGATAAACCTATGAAGACATACAAAGTAAAGAACTACAAAGGAAACCTTGTTGAATCGCTGAAGAAATTCGCTGATTCACACAAGGGATTGAAGATCGTCGAAGCTAAGGAAATAAACGAAGGTCTTTTGAAAATGCTTAAGATCAAAACTAGTAGATCACCAAAAGACGATGAAACTCTTAAGACGCTTGTCGCAAAGCATTTTCAGATGATAGTGGCGGTTCTTAGTGACAAAGAATGTGAGGAATATTGCAAAGACGTCTTGAAAAAGTTAGATGTTAGCAATCCATCGATAAAGAAAATTCTTGATACTGCTAAATCTGACAACGTAAAGATAGACAAAACGAACGAAAAAGATTTTCTAGATTTTGTCAGAAAATATGCAGAAATGGCTATTGAAGATCCGCGCAAATTTCTTGCAAACGATCTTGGCTTGAGGGAAGAATCAAAAGAACCTGACTGGAAGATTGAAGAATCTGAAGCAGGCGTTGTCTTTTCTATTAGCACTATAAGTGGTGCAAAACCTAAAAGAACCGAAGCCAAACTGAAAACGATAGATGATCTTAAAAAAATTTGGGAAGAAAACGGAGAAGAAGAACTAATCATAGACTTTGATGAAGACGATGGGCCAACTATTGAAGTTTATGACGAAGCTTTAAGACAACTATAAAAATATGAAGAAATCGATAGCTTTAGTTAGCGGCGCTATGCGGCCTCCCCACGCAGGCCATTGGTCGATGATTGAGAAATACGCTGATCTTGCCGACGAGGTCAAGGTCATCATTTCTAATCCAAAGTCAGCAAAGTCGATTCGCAAGACGAAAAATGGAACCATCATAACGCCTGAAATGTCTAAAGCTATTCTTGAGATTTTCATCAAGCGCTATAATCTTGGACACAAAGTCAAAGTTGAAATTTCTGAAAAGCCTTCTCCAGTAACTGCTGCTTATGATTGCGTAGAAAATGAACTCAAGAACGCTAAAGTCTATCTAGGTTCTTCTAAGAAAGATGATGATTGGGAACGGTTTAGTGCCGCCCCAGAGTATTTTAAAGACAGAACAGATATAGAAATTGTAGATCCAAAGGAAGCAGCCGTGGTACCACTTGAAGGAAAAAATGGAGTTCCTTTTTCAGCTACAGAAATCAGAAATAACATAGATGACGTCGAGTTAATCAAGTCTATGATGCCTCAAAAATTGACTGATGGCGACATAGAAAAAATCATTGGTATATTGTCTAATGAAATCAAGACTGAATCTCTTGAAGACTACAAAGACGAAGATTTTCTAAAACAACATATCGATTTTGACAAGTCTAAAATAGCTTATCTTGGAAACATGCGTTTAGCGCAGTACTTTGGACCAAAAAACAGCATATGTGAAATACACATGGTTTCAAAAGATGGCGAAGACAAAATAGACTTGGAATATTCGGACAAAAAATGGAATGTCATTTTCAATGGCAAACCAGTAAAAAACACTTCTGATGGTTGCAAAGCGTTGATGCAATCGGATGAGTTCAAGAAATTGGAAGAAAAACTTTTCGCTCGTTGGTCTGAAATGCTAAGATATCCTAGAAGAATGTTGAAAAATGCTAAAACATCATTCGCTTCACATATAGCTGGCAATAGATATTCTGATGATGAATTGAAAGCCATGTGCAAGGAAAAGCTTGAGTTTCTGAAAAAACACTTTTCTGGTTGATATGCCGTCGTTCATGGTTTTAGTATCATATTGCCATGAGCAACAACATTACGACGAATATAATAGATGGAAAGCAAGTAGCAGCAAGCATCAAAAAAGAGCTTTCCTCTGAAATTTCTTACCTCAAATCAAAAGGTATAACGCCTTGTCTAGCAGTAGTTCTAGTCGGAAACAATCCGGCAAGCGTTTCTTACGTCACTGGAAAGCGCAAAGCTCTGGAAGAGCTTGGAATGAAAGACAAGACGGTTCTTCTTCCAGAATCAGTTTCAGAAGAAAGACTTTTAGAGGAAATCAAGTTCCTGAACGAAGATCCTTGGGTCCATGGAATTCTGGTTCAGCTTCCTCTTCCAAAGCACATTGACGAAATGAAAGTCATTGAGACTATTTCTCCGTCAAAAGACGTTGATGGATTCACTCCAGTAAATGTCGGAAACATGGTCATAGGAAACAACTGCTTTCTTCCATGCACTCCACATGGCATCATTCAGATGTTGAAATACGCTAAAATAGAAACAGACGGAAAAAGAGCTGTCGTTATTGGAAGATCGAACATAGTTGGAAAGCCCATTTCAGTGCTCCTTTCTAGAAAGGAAATCAACTGCACAGTCACGATGTGCCATACTGGAACTAAGAATTTGACTGAAATCACTAAACAAGCAGACATCGTTGTAGTAGCTTCTGGTAGACCAAACACTTTGACGGGAGACATGGTAAAAGAAGGCGCTGTAGTAATAGATGTTGGCGTGAATAGAATTCCAGATGCAACTAAGAAATCTGGTTTCCGTCTTGTTGGAGATTGCGATTTTGAAGGTCTACAAGGAAAGGCAAGCTACATAACTCCAGTTCCAGGAGGAGTTGGACCAATGACAATCACAATGCTCATGTGGAACACAATTCAAGCTGCGAAAAACACGTTTGCAGTGTAAATACACTAAACAAATATCGTTTTAGTCACTTTACACAAACAGATTTACACATGAAAAAAACATCTAAGAAAGAATTTGTCTGCGAACAGGACCGCGTCATGGCGGCTTTTGCTAAAGTAAACATCCGTGAGGCTGTCGATCCAATCGTTCGTGGAAAAATCGTCGAGGACGAAGATGCTTACAACAAAGTTCAACAGCTTCTTGACTGTCCAGACATGGAACACGCTCATCAATTCTTGCTTGACGTAGACTTCGAAGATCTAACTCCAGAAACAAAGCAGAAGATCGACGATCTTTATCAGCTAGCCGTTTCACAAGGATATCTAGACAATGAAAAAGAGGAAGAGGAAGAAGAAGCTGATGACGAAGAAGACGATGCTGGTTTTGCTGATTCAGAAGAAAAACTAGCTGATGATTTGTCAGATAATTCTGGTGGTTTTGAAACAGTAGACGTTCCTGATCCAGCAGAAGCTGCTTCTAAAGATTCGATTGGAATGAACGCTCCAACAATCAACACATGTGCATTCGTTCTTTTCTACTCAGCGATGAAGAATGGAGAGATACGTACTGGTGAATGCTATTCTAACGCTAACACTCTTGAAAACGCAAAACTAGACGCAGTTCAAAAGCTAGAAAAACTTGGTTTTACAGCCGTAGACATTATTGCTGCTGAAGAATGCGATTGCAGTGCTAAAGGCTGCGACGAACAAGGACAGACTGTTGAATTTGGCGCTCAGATAAACGATCCAGCTCCTACAGGAAAAGAAGACGTTGAACTTGAACAAGTTGGTGAAGCTGAAAAAGTTGACAACGAGGAAGCTGATAACGTCGAAAAGAAAGACGATTCTGAGGAAGCTGAGAAAGAAGAATCAGAAGAGGAAGAGGAAGAAGAGGAAAGAGAATTTTCTCGCTCTGAAAAAATAGAATTTTTTAAGAGCTATCTCGAAGAGTTCAAAAAGCTTCTTCAGAAGATGAAGTCAGAAACTTACGCTGAAATGTCTTTGGCTGACCGTGCTAAGTTCTACGACCAAATGACTAAAATCTGGACAGGCAAGCCAGATCCCGCGAAGTTCATGACTCCAGACAACGTAAAGCAGATTGAAACGATGAAAATCAAGCTCAACAAATAACTGCTGAGCTAAAATTTTGGATCAAGAGAGGATTTTTCCTCTCTTTTTCTTTTTAGCAATAGTCTTTTTCGAAGACGTTCTATCGAAAAGCAGTTTGTTCAGCTCTTCGTTTTCCTTGTGAGATAGCATTTTGTTGGTTTTAGATTTTGCTTTCTTCAGAAGTTCTAAAATTCTTCTTTTTGCTTCATCTAATGCTATCATCTTTTAATTTCAACGTCTTACAAAATATACTACTGTTTTTTAGAAGATTTTTCTAAGTCATGGTATAATATTTCGTATTAGGTTATAACTTACAACATATAATGGCAAATCAGCAATTTTTCAACGCTATGTGGCCTTCAGATCAATCTGGAACAGGCGCATGGCGTTTTTTGTGGCAAAACGCTTCAATTGAAGCGTTGGGTGATAAAACTGGCATATTCAACACAGTCGTTACAAAACCGATCTTAGACCAGAACTGGTATCAAGGACTTAATTCCTTCATGGTTCAACGATTGATTTCTCCACAACAGCGCCGCTTGTTTGAGGGTATTGTAGTTCCTTGCTCAAAGGCGTTTTCGTTTTGGACGATTTACAACTTGGACGATGCGCCACATTATCGGACGATTCCCCCTTATAATAGAGGCCGTTGGGCGTATGCAAGCGATGAGATCCAAGAAAACATCCGCTCAATGATGAACAACGCTGATTTCGTTCTTACGACTACTGACTACCTCAAAGATTACTTCCACAGAACTTACGGCGTAGACAAAGACAACATAATAGTCATTCCAAACTATCTTCCGCGCTGGTGGATCGGCGGAAAGTACGACAACGAAAAGTCTACCAACAATTTCAGACGTTCTAAAAGCAAGGGAGGAAAGCTTCGTATTGGCATGGTTTCCTCTTTGTCGCATTACAACGTAGACGGAATCAGACAAGACCCAGAAACAAAAGACGCCATCAAGAAGGAGAAGCTTCCAAATGGAAAAGAAGTTTGGAAGAATCCACGCGGCAAAGTGATAGAGGATATTTCTAAGTATCTCGAAGTAAAGGACGATTTAGATGTCATCATTGACGCTATCGAAAAGACAGTAGACGAAGTTCAATGGGTTTTCTTTGGCTATGCTCCTCCGAAATTGGAAAAGTACATCAAAGCTGGAAAAATCGAATGTCACGGTGGAGTCAACATCTACAACTATCCAGAAGTTTTTGCTGCGTTGAATTTGAACGTCGTGGTAGCACCTCTTCAAGACAACGAATTCAACCGTTGCAAGTCGAACATCAAGTGGCTTGAATGCGCTGCGCTTGGAATTCCACTTTTAGCACAAGATTTGAACACATATCGCAACTACATGCCAGAAAAGCAGTTGTTCAAAACGGCTGACGATCTTTTAGAAAAGATAGATTGGTTCAAGAAGATGAGCGCAGGAGTTTATTCTGACATAATAGAAAATCAATGGAAGTGGCTGAATTCTCCACACAACGAAGGTGGCTGGAATTCTCCAAACTGGTGGCTTGAAAGTAATTATGGACCCTGGATCAAAGTGTGGCAGATGAGACACAAGTCTACAGAAATTTCTCTTGCTAAATACATCGAAGTGAAAAAACAGAGAGAGAAAGAAGCTAAAGAAAGCGTTGTTCTGTCTAAGAACAATGGAGATTTACTGATAACCAAATAAGACAGAGGAATCAGAAATGAAAAACAGAATTTTTGCTATACTAAACTGGAAAAAGAACAGAACAGAAAACGTTCAGAATGAAATAGTAGCTAAACTGCCGATCCGTGAAGGAGACAAGATTTTGCTGTTCTACGATTCAAGCAATGATGAAAAAGAACTAAATTTCGGAGACAAACCGGTTGAGTTCGTTCCAATGATGAAGGAAGATGGAAGAAACCGCGCGGCTGGTCTTAACTTCGTCTACAAGTACTTGAAGGAACATTTCTCGAATGCTTATGGTTATGCCATTTACGATTCTATTCAGTTCAAAAAGGATCCAACTCCATTCATGAATTCGATAGAGGAAATGATGAGCAAGCTGAAAATCGATCTTTGGTTCAACACTTACACCGATCCAATGAACTTCGTTTTCAGCAAATTCGATGGAAGAGTTTCTGTCGTGATAAACGAACCTGAGCTTCAAAAGAAATACGACAAGAAGATCATTTGGACAAGCCACTCAAATCCTAATCTGTCAATTGTCGATTTAGACGCTTATGTTCCTCCAAAAGAAAACGACGGAAAGACTTTCGATGACAGCTTCGAGGTTCCCATGTATTGGATCATCAAATTCTTGTGTGAAAGAAGAAGAGACAAGAAGGGCTTCATGAACTATTATCCGACGATTCCTGAAGAGGTGGGAACTTTTGTGTCTGCTGATTTCAAGGACGGACTGAAAACTACTCCAGAGTTGATGCAGAAGGAGGACAAGATGTTTGGCGAATTCAAGCTAGACCACACTCCTTCTCAAAATCCAGAAGAGCTGATGGACTTCATCATAACTCGTCTAAGCGAGTAACATTTCGTTGTTTGTTAGTTGTGGAAACTAAAACAAAGGCGATTGCTGAGAGGCAACCGCTTTTGTTGTTTTGTGTCATATTAATAGCAACGTAAATATGACTGTAAATATAGCAAGTAAAGCTTAAAATATGAATGATTACTAATGAAACAGAATTAAGAGAGAAGTTGATAAACTTCATGAAAACGGCAAAGCCCGCTGTAAGAATGTTGTTAATTGCGCGCTCGAAAAAATATAGAGACATATATGAGTATGTATTACAAAAAACAAAAGACATACCAGATATTCCTTTTACAGCTAGAGTATATTTCGTAATATCTAATGATTATTCATACAGAAAATGTTCGTTGCCAGGATGTAATAACGATATATCACATAAAACTAAAGCTGATCCATTTAATGGATATGCTGTTAAGTATTGTTGTAATTCATGCGCTCAAAAGTCAAAAGATACGCGTAGAAAAATAGAAGAAACATCACTTAAAAAATACGGAACAAGGTTTCCACAACAATCAAAAGAAATTCGTGAGCGTGTTAGTAAAACTCATTTGTCAAAAACGAAAGAAGAGCAGCTTCAAATAATTGATAAACGAAAAGCAACGTGTCTTGAAAAATACGGAACTGAATTTGCCGCTCAAAATGAAAGCGTTAGAGAGAAAATGAAAGAGAAAATGCTTTCAAAAACACCAGAAGAGAAAAAAGACATTCAAGAACGAACAGTCAAAACAAACATTAGAAAATATGGTGTTAAATGGCCATCACAGTCAAATGAAGTAAAAGAAAGAACGAAACAAAACAACATTGAAAAATATGGCGTTGAGTGGCCAATGCAAGTAGAAGAAAACAAAAAGAAACGAGCAAAAACAGTTTTAGAAAAATATGGTGTTGAATATATTTCACAAGCAGACGTTGTAAAACAACATACAAAAGAAACGTTTATCAGAAAGTTTGGCGTTGAGCATCCAATGATGCTTGATGAGATAAAAGAAAAACAGCGAAACACGTTTAGAAAACATTTTGGTGTAGATAGTCCATTACAAGATGAAACTATTAAGGAGAAAACTTTTAAGACCAATATTGAAAGATATGGCGGAAAAAGCCCAATGTGTAGTCATGATGTAAGAAGTAAAGCTAGATCGAAGTATGTATTTGATGATATTAATTTCGATTCTGGAGCTGAATTAGCATATTACATTTGGCTTAAAGATAATGGCATTAGTTTTGAATATCACCCGAAAGCAATCACTTATGTAGACAACGACAATGTAGAACGAAAATATTTTCCAGATTTTTTAGTTGACGGAAAGCTTCACGAAATAAAAGGAGATTATTGGTGGAAAAACGCATCTGACGAAAAGCGAAAGACTGTAGAAAAGTGCGTTGACAAAATTTTGTTTAAGCGAGATTACGCTAAATATCTTTTATATGTAAAGGAAAAATATGGTGATGATTTTATCATCAACTGTAAAAGAAAAAAGCACGAGTAATCGTGCTTTTTTGATAGTTGTTGAATAGTTAGAAAAACTATTTTTGGTCTTTGAAAGCGCCACCGGCTACGGTTCCGCTTTCGATTTCCCAATAAATAGATTCTAGCGAGATACTGAATTGCGCCACGGCCGCATCTGTATTGCTTACAGTAAGAGGACCAACGTTTCTGACTTTAACGCCAAGTAGCTTGTAAATTTCAGAAACCTGTCCATTGTTTCCTAGAAGATGAATGCGAATGACAGAACCGAGATTGATGTTGCGGTCGCCTTCGAAGAGAGATCCATCAGAAACAGCTGGATTGACAGTCTTTCCCTGCCAAGCCAAGAAGGCACGACGGATTTCACCATCCATGTCTGCATTGACTGTGAATTCATGTTCCTGAGTCATTGAGAACTTGCCAGGAATTGGAACGTCGTAAGCTTTGAAGCCAACGACATTGTATTCTATGGTTCTTGCTGGAATTTCAAATCCCTGGCCATACATCGTGATTTTGCTTAGAACTTCATCGACGTCTGGATAACCAGATGAAACGTACAGTTCAAACAAGTTCTGTGTGCGAATGCCGCCATTCTTGTTTACCTGTCCTAAAAATTCTTGTAGGTTGACTGCCATTGTAAATGTTTCCTATATAGGTGTGTTGTTAGTTTTGTGTGTAATACGTATTTGGATTGTATTTACATCTTTACAGCAAGATTAAATCGTTCCTGGTTTTCTGTTTACCTTGAAATCAGAATAAGTAAGAGTTACTTGATGGTGGACCTCGTTTGCGTTTGAGTAGTCAAGAGCTAAATCGTTGAATCTCTTTATCCAACAATTCTCAAAAACGAATTCTCTTCTGACTTTCTTGTATGAGTCTAAAAGCCAAACCCTGCAAGTAATCAGACTATTGAGTAGAACTCCTTGCGTCAACGTTGAATTGTTTTCTTCACCTATCTCAACGATGTTTCCAATTCCACTAGCCCACGCATAAAGCGCAGAATAATTCTCAAAGTCCTCGTCAACGATGTATTCCCAGGTGATTTCTTTCGTATCTGCATTCATCACATGAGTAGGAACTTCTACTGAATAGCCTTTGTAAGACACAGAAGAAGAACCAATTTCAAGCGGTGGCATAGCGAAACGGACTAATCTTAGTTCTATGTTGCCGTATTCTGGACCTAAAACTGATTCAAGTGGAACATAGCCTATCCACTTGTTAGACACAGCTGCATGTTTGTCTAGTCCTTCGTAAAGTTTTGCGTCTGATGGGTTTGGCATGCGTCTATTTACAAATAACGGCGCATGTTAAATTCCGCAAGGATGTTCGTAATTTGGAAGCTGTGATAGTTTTTGTATGTATTGATAACACCCAATCGAAGGTGGATTCTTGTAAGTGTTGTTGTCTATGTCTTTTGCAGTTTGCACGTAGCTGTAGTTTCCAGCGCTGATACACGGCGAAGTTTTAGCTAAGTGGAAGTTTTCTATTTCTGCACTGATGAAACCAGGATCGTTTCCAGTAAGGCAGTCGATTTGATTGCCTCCAGTGTAGGCTGGAGCATAGTTGTTGCAAACCGACAAAGCTGTTCCAGATCTGGTTGTTCCTATGGTGATCTTCTTTCCGTTTGTTGTTGCGAATATGTTGTTAGTAACAAAAATTGAATGTGTTTGATTGAAAGAAGAAAAACACGTTATGTTAGCTGTTGGTGTAATAACAAATGTGTTGTTGTAAACACTATCTCTTTGCAGATCGAACAGTTCGTTAGAGGAAGTGCTTAAGTTGTAGAACAGATTGTTGTATGAATCCTTACCGTACCGAGAAATTCTGCTTAGCTTGCAGTTTCTAGCTATAGAATTCAGAAAGTTGTTTGATGAGTTCAGAAGATAAGTAGCCGTTATGTTCTCTACAAGACAATCATTATAAGATGTGCGGATTCCTAAAGGATTGTTTTTTCCAACAACGTTTCTTACGATTGTTTTATTTTCAACCATAGTATTTCCAGAATATGATGAAACAATACTTCCATAGCTGCTAGAACCATACATGTTTTTGATTACACATTGATTCAAGTGTTTTCCAGTCGCGGTGTAGAAAAGAAATGCAGAACCATCTACAGCGTAACCGTTTCTGAAAGTTATTCCTATACAACTCAGCGTAAATGTAACTCGTAATTTATAACTGTCAAAACATCTAGTTCCAGCAGAAATCAATGTTCCATTGAAAATGTCGTTTTCCCAAGTAGTTCCTCCATCTATGATGCAGTTGTTTGGGCCATTGGCTGAACTTATTATGACGCTTGTCCTGTTATTAGTTATCAAGCCAGTTGACAAATCTATTGGATCGTAAACTCCGTCGTCTAAAATGAAATAGTTAATGTGTATTCCATCATGGATGCCTCCTCCAGAAAGAGAATTGTTTAAGGCGTCCCCTCCTCCGCTTATGTAGTTGTAGTATACTGCCATGAATCTATTTACAACCATTCTGTTCTTGTTTGAAACGTAAATATGTCAAACGATTTCAGAACGACATGAAGCTAAAAGACATTAAAAACGAGACAGTAAAGAAGATCATCAAGACAGCTCTTCAGAATAAGTTTACGGTTACCGTCGCTAACATCAAAAATGCAGAACAAGGAACCACCTACTTTAGAATTCGCAAAGGAGGCATGCTTGGATGGGATGTCATAGCTGCACTTGCAAAAAGACTTGGGACGAATACACGTGGTTTGATTGGAAACAACATCGAAAGCACTGATCCAAGCTTTTTCGTGTTTGACACTTCAATCATCATTTCAGATCCAAAAACAAGAACCAACTAAAGATGGCGCTTACAGTAATTCCAATCGAAGATTACAAGAAGCTTGTTAATGGAGAAACAAACGAAGCTAAACACATGAAGTTCCATTTCGATTGGAACATTGTCGAGAAAGATTATTCTCGTTCTTACAGAGACATTTTGACTTACATGTCTACGACTGATGTCAAGCTGATTGGAACTGGATCTGGAAGAACTGCTTTTTTCTTGCCTCCAGGAGATTGGAAGAAAGACAAGACAACACCAGTTTGTTTCAAGGTAGCGAAAAACGAAAAAGGAGTAGCTCAGAACAAAGTAGAAATAGGCTTGTTCGACAAATACGGAAAACGTTATTCTTGCTTTCCAGAAATGTTCGAGTACGACAGAAACAACGAGTATTACATGTTGACTGAAGTAGGAAGAGCTCCAGAACGAGGAGAACTTAAGCGTTATTTCAGATTGTGGAACGACTACGTTCAAGACATGCTTTTAGATTCAAGCGGAACTGAGCCATTCTACTATTTTTCTGACACTGACTACAATTTTGATTTCACGAATCACATATTCGATATCTGCGAAGCTCTGAACGTCAAGGGAAAAGTGAAAGGCTGGTTCGAGAACAGAGAAGAAGTGTTCTACGACATCGAAAGAATAGCAAAAGAGTTTCCGCAATATAACACGATTGTCGATTTGATCCGTTTTTCGATGGACGGAGGATGGAAAGAAGTGAGATTTGACGATTTTGCCATGAACGACGCTAACTGGGCAGTGCTCGTAAGAGACGGAACACAATATCTTCTGCCAATAGACTATGGATTTTCAAGTGAGGTAGTAGAAAAGTACTACAAGTAATAAAAGAAAGACACATATAAATGAGCATTAATGCAGTATTCATTGAGAACAAATCGGCAATAGGCCAACCACGTTTTGTTGGTTTCACAGAACACTTTGACGATGTTCCTGAAATGCTAAGTTATTCATTGAAGGCTTATTATCCAAACAAGAAAGATTGTTCTACATTTGCGATAAAGCTAAGAAAGTGCTTTGACGAAAAGAATGACGCTGAAGGCTTTTTCGACACGATTCTAAAAACAGAACTTTATGGATGGATGAACACTTGGAAAATTTCTAAGAACGACATAGTCGTTTATGTCATGAAGAAGTTGCCAGAACTGCTTCCATTGAAACCAAATAGTGGATTGAATGAATCTAACTATTATGAAACAGGAATTCTAGAGTTTGACGATGATGGTGAATGTCATGACAAAAAAGCTATAGCTAAAGTATGGCACGATGTTCTAAAATATCCAAGCAAGGAAGATTCATTTGTAATTGGTGACACCACTTATCTTTTCTGTATTGTTCTTTCTCGTTCGTTGACAAATCACTTCTGGGCTGTTTATCCTGGTTGCAAAGATCCAAAACAAGTAGAAAAGAAGTTGCCTGAATATCTAACGACTAATCGTCCAGAAAAATAGGAGTTAATTAATGCCAATCAAAACATCTAGCGGAAAGTGGAAATGGGGGAACGTAGAACGCTCCTCCAAGAAGGAACTTGTGCAGACAGTTTATGGCATCTGGAAGAAGAATGGCTCCAAAGGCTCTTTCTCCGCTTTTCTGAAGGGAACACATGAATCAATTGTCTCTGAAGATACGAAGCGCTACGCGTATCATTGCACAGAAGTAAATCCTGAAAAGATCAAGAAAGAAGGGTGGAAAGTCGGGAAAGGCTTTACAGAAGAAAACCAATTTGAAGATCTTTATAAGCAGTATCTTCCAAAAGTTCCAGTCTTCATAAGCAACGAGGATGCTCCGGTTTGGGACAGCAACTCAAAGTACTGCATTAAGATCGACATAACAGGATTAGACCTATATCCAGACTTTGGATATCTTCCCGATTTCAATGCATACTATGACTATGCTGAGGAGTGTTTTTATTGGGAGCATGAAGAAGATCTTGACGATAATGAGAAATTGAAGAAATACGTTCTTGACAACTGCGAAAATCTGACATTGTATGCGGCTGACTTTTCTGGAGAAGATTCTTTCAACACATTGGGAACGGCTTGTGTCGATGGAAAGAAACTGAAAGACCGTGTTGTCGAATGGAAAGAAAACAAGAATATTAAGAAAAACAAAGAAAAGCAATTAACTCCGAAAGAAGCAAATGCGAAAATATTAGAAGAACTTAAGAAAGTAGAAGTAATAGACGATAGCATTGACTGTCCAAAGAACGTGACTGAAATTTCTATTCCAGCTAACATCAAAAAGATAGAAATGCAAAGCGATTGGCAGTTTCTAAACAATCTAAAATCTATTGTCATTCCAGGAAATGTTAAGATGATTGATGGCTCTTTCATTACTGAGGCTGAGAATTTATCTTCAGTTGTTCTTGAAGAAGGCGTTGAACAGCTTGAATGGTCATGCTTCTTCAACAATCCAAACCTGAAAGAAATCACGCTTCCAGACAGTTTGAAAGAGATGCAAGAGGATTGTTTTTCTGATTGTCCAAAGCTTAAGACTGTCTACTGTTCAGAAAAGATCTGGAACAAATACAAGAAGATGTTTCCAAAAGCAGTAAGAAAAGACAAAGTTACGAAAGAATCTTACGAGCCTCCATACTCTCTAGATACGATAAAGCAGAAGTATGGAGACGAAGTATACAGAAAGTTGAGAGACGATCCCGTCCATAGATTCCGTGCCGAGACAGGAATCGAAGTCATACACAAAGAACCAACTCGAGACGAATTTGAGAGAATCGTAAAGAACTGGGATCTAATGACTCCAGAGCAGAAGAAGCAGTCAGATGAATTTTCGATGAAGCAGTTTGGAAAAAACAATCATGATAGAATAGATAATATTAGAAAATTCTATATGAAGAAAGAATCAGTAATTTCAGAAGACAAGACTTCAATGATTAAGAAGCTTGTTCTTCCAGATATCAAAGACCAGAAAGAAAAAGAAGACTACAAGGAAAAGCTTACAGCATTTTTCAAGTCGCATTCTAATTTTGAGAACAAAATCGACTGGAATAAGTTCAATACGCTTACTAAAAAGGACTTTGACGCGGTTGTTGCTTCAGCTGAAACTACTAAAGGAGCTGAAAAGAGAAAAGAGAAGGAGGAAATCACTTCTGACATCAAGAACATCTTCAAGCCTCAGAAGGGAAGAGAGTTTTTCATAGCTGGAGAAAATGAGAGGTGGCTGTTTGTAGCGCCGTTGAATTACGAGGCGGCCGTTTTCTGCGACTCTTCTGAAAATCAGGGGGCTGGTGCTAAGTGGTGCATTGGACAAAAGAATTCTGATGTTCATTGGGACAATTACATTAACAAAGGTTCTACTTTTGTAATGGCTTTCAACAAGAACTACAAGAACCTTTCAGAAAAAGACATCAAAAGAAAACTGAAATTCATGATTCAGCGCGATGGTGATGGCTATTATTATGTTTGGAATCAACTAGACAAAAATACTGGAGATGATCTTTCAGTTTTTGGAAAGGAAAAGGAAACAGCTGACAAAATGTTTGATTCAGTTAAGTCTGAACTTAAGAAGATAGAAAAGAAGTTTCAAAAAGAAACAAATGAAAAATGTGAAGAGATTTTGAAAAACATTAAAAGCATTGAAAGTGATACTTTTGGAAAATATAAGTCGTATATCACGAAAATAGAAATTCCAAGTAGCGTAACAGACATCGGTAATTTTGCGTTTTCCGGTTGCTCTGGATTGAAATCGATTATGATTCCAAGTAGCGTAACGGACATCGGTGATTATGCATTTTACGATTGTTCTGGATTGACATCAATCACAATTCCAAGTAGCGTAACGAGTATTGGAGTCCAATCGTTTTGTCATTGTTCTGGATTGACATCAATCACAATTCCAAGTAGCGTAACAAACATTGGGAATTTGGCGTTTTTTTATGGGTGTTCCAATTTAAAAACGATTTACTGCTCAAAAAAAATTTGGAACAAGTTCAGAAATGTCTTTCCAGAATCAGCCACCAGAAAGGATCCACCAGGAAAGAACGAGTCAGCAGAAGTAGAACCAAAAGAAGCACTACCAGTAAAAGAGTCTTCAGAGGTAGACAAGTTCCAGGAAATTCTTAGCAAGCCAACTCACTTCAATGGTAAACAAGACGAAGTTGCTTTTACTGACACGTTTTACTATTCAAAGGAGCACCGTTTTGCTTGGAAGATCGTTTTTGACAAGTTACACTACAAAACTTCTATCCACGTTTTCAAGCCAGATATAATCAATGTCGCTGGAGAAAAGCGATTTGGTTGGAGAGAATACCGCGTCTCAGACGACCACAAGCAGATGCAAGAAATAGATTTAGCTTCTTTCCCTACTAAAGACGCAGCGACTCAAGCTTTCAAAAAACTATTACAAGGACGTTAACATACACATTTTATGTAGAGGAGATATAACATGGTAAGAATTCGAGTAACCTTCAAAAAACCAGTTTACAGGCAACCGGACATGATTTATCCAGTAAACTTTTTCGTCGATCTGAAAAACGACAAACTAGAACTTAGAGCGATTTCGCTTGAAGACGCTAGAAAATTGTTCTTCTCCATGCTGGAGACAGAACAAGAAAAAACTAGAGTAAAAGAAAAATCCTCTTATGGTGGAGGAATAGACGTAATCATTCCGCTTGAATTCGTTGAATCAATATTGACTTTCACGAACAAATAAACATGCAAGGCAGAGGACTAAACGCACACATTCCGACAAAAAGCGAGATCGACAAGGTCGTTGCTTGCAGCTGTGAATGGATAAGGCTTGATTTCGATTGGAGATATATTGAACCTAAAAAAGGCAAGTTCAATTGGTCTTCTTACGACACAGCTGTAGATTATTCTCGTCAAAAGGGACTCAAGATTTATGCAAGTCTAGCTTATGTTCCAGATTGGGTCAATTCAGACTACAGAGCTTGTCCAGACGTTTTCAACTGGGTCTACTTTTGCACGAAGGTCGGAGCGCGTTACGCTGGCCGAATAGACGTGTACAGTCTTTGGAACGAACCAAATCTGAAGCAGTTCTACACAGGTTCTAAAGAGGATTACCTCAACGTCATATTGAAGTCTGGCTATAATGCGTTAAAAAGCATAGCTGGAGGAAATCTAGTCGTTGCAGCCGGCGATTTAGCCACAACTGGAAGCTCTTCCTGGGAGTCTTGGTTTTCTCTTCTGAAGAAAAACAGCAATCTATTCGACGTGTTTTCTTGGCACACCTATCAGTCGTCTGCTGATGAGGTGATTTCTCGTTATGAAACTGGAAAATTTCCGATAATCGGCTGGATTGTTCCTAAGTGGAGACCTTTTAAATGGCACATAGACAGCATCAGAAAGAAAGGCAAACGGATTTTTCTTACTGAAACCGGTCTTAAAGCCAAAAAGAACAAGCAATCTGAATTAAAAGACCAAAAAGATTTCGTCGAAAAACTAGACAAGATCAGAAAAGAAACTAAAGCTGAAGTAGTTTTCCTCTATGAGCTGAAAGACTATCCTCAATTCAGCGACAAATGGGGAGTTTTCGACGAACAGTGCAATCCAAAGAAAGCAGCTGAATGGTTGATGGCGAACAAATAACTAAAAACGTTAGAAAGCTTCCTTCTTGGCAAGACATGAAATATCTTGCTGTAGTTTATGGGTTAGAAGGCTGCGAGGTCTTCCATCTTTTAGACGATGAAACGAAGGAAAAAGAGTGGAATGGAATTGGTTCTGACGCTATGGCTAAATGGATCAGAGATTTGCTCGATTCAATGTTCGAGGACGCTCTTCCAGCAGCTTGCATCCACGACTTCCGTTATGTCATTGGCGGAACTAAGCAGCAGTTCTACGATTCTAACGCCGAATTGAAGCACAACCTTTTCAAGTGTCTTCGAGCCAACAAAAAACACTACTCGTTTTTCAACTACCACTTGACTAAACTAAAAATAAGGCTAGCCGTTTGGCTTTGCGATAAATATGGATATGAAGGATGGAGAAACAAAACTGATGAAATTAATTAGATATTTTATATACGGACTGATTGGACTTTATGTTGGTCTTACGACTGCTAAAGCCGATTCTTTTGCTATTGCTGCAGAAAACGATACGCTGAGTTTTCCGAAGTCTGACAGAAATTACACCCATGGAACTGATTTTCTGTTCATGAGAGACGATCCGTTTTGGGTTTTCGACAACTGGGGGCTTGAAGTCGAACAGACGATATATGGTCCACAACTGATAAAAACAGATGAATTGCAACCAAAGGATCATCCATACTGCGGGTATCTTTCTTTCAACTTGATTGGAGAACAATGGTTTGATCTAGATTGGGCTGATCTTTCTTTGCGCCACAGTTTGGGTTTTGGAGGAGTTGGTCCAAATTCGTTTTCAGAAGATTCTCAGAAAATCATCCACAAGTGGCTTGGCTGCAAGGAACCTCTTGGGTGGAAGTATCAGATAAAAGACGAGTTCATCGTCCAATATGAAGGCTGGGTCAATCTCAACATAGCTGTTTTAGACGAAAAATGGTTTACGACGTATGTTGTTCCAAGAGCTGGAGTGGATGTTGGAGGCTTCAAGGACATGGTCGCAGCTGGAGTCGACTTGAAGTTTGGATTGAATCCTCCGAAAAACGTAGGACACGGAATGATTCTTTCAGCTCCAAAAGAAAAGAAAAACAACGACTGGCATCTATTTCTTTTAGTTGGCGTCGAGGGCCGAGCTGTGTTCCATGACACTTCTATAGATGGAGGATTTTTCCGCGACTCGCCATACACGAACGAATCTGAAACTTGGGTTGGCGAATTCCATTGGGGAGTTGGAGCAAGACTAAAGTGGTTTGAAATCGAATATACGCAGTTCATCCGCTCAAAAGAGTTCAAGACTCAAGAAGTGAATCCAAACTATGGACACTTAGTAGTGAAATGGAACTTCTAAGTTTCTTAGTTTCAGGTATCATATCGTTGTTCATATTGATAGTTATTTTAGATGACAACGACTTTTTTTGACGAACATTGCACTCCAAATCACGACTACGTAGTAATACGAATAATAGACAACGCGCAGCTTTTGAAAGCTGGAAACATCATTCTCGCTGAAACAGCCTTTGAGAACGAAAAATTAGCTTTTGGAAAAATAGAAGCAGTAGGAAAGAACGCAGTTAAGGAATACCTACTAGAACCTGGACAATATTGTTTGTTCGATAGGCTAGCTACTTTTTACCACACTGCGCCCGTTTGCGTTGTCAAATACAACAACGTGATAGTGCTGACAAATGAAAACCGTTCTGAATACACTCCAGTAGGTGGAACTCTTTTCGTAGAGGAAGACAAAACAGCTTACGAAGAAAAGAAAGGCGTCTTCGTGACTGCTACAGGTGAAGACCAAATGCACGTTGGACGCATCACTCAGATGAATTTGCATGAAGACGAAGACTTTCCTTTTGTAATTGGAGACAAGGTGATGCTCACTAAAGGGGCTGACCATGTGAAATTGGGAACAAGAACTGTCTTCGTCTACAAACCCGAATCAGTGATAGTGAAGCTCAATGGATAAGAATTTCGAAGTCAACGGAAACTACGTGGTCTGTTCTTTGTTCGAGGAGCAAGATTCAGCATCTAAAGTAAAAGGCATAGAACTGTTCAACAAGATAGAGGAGGGATTTCAGAAGATCAATCGATTCAAGATAGAGGAGATAGTTGGAAAAGAAGTCGCTGGCTTTCCTTTTGAGGTTGGAGATGTGGTGGTAGTCTGCTCTTCTGGAACTACTGTTTCTTGGAAGGGGATGAAGAGGTGGCTCTTTCAGCCAGAACACGTTTTAGCGAGGATTGGAAAGTAGCATGAAAAAGATTTTTCTGACTTTTTCTACATCTGATTGGACTGGAACAAGAACAAGGCTTTATTTCAGAGCATTAGAAAGTGGATGGTTTGACGAAGTATTGACAAAGGATGAAAAGATAGTTCCTGAACAGTATTCTGATAGATTGAATGATCCTTTCCACGGTTTCTATTTTTGGAAACCACTTGCAATTTATGACGTATTAAAAAATCTTTCTGATGGTGATATTTTAGTTTATGCAGACGCTGGTTCAGATATAAATTTGGGTGGTTGGAAGTATTTTAACGAAAAGACAGAACTTTTGAATGACCATGACATTTTAGTATATGGATTGACATACTTGAGACAGTTCTGTTCTCCTTTGATTTTAGCTGATTTTGGGATTTCATTAGAGGAAGCTCAGAATATAAAGGCTGCTCAAGCTGGTTTGATCTATATCAAAAAGTCTCAACATAGCATGAAAATAATAGGCGAGTGGAAAGACTACCTGTTGAACGATTATTCCAAGATAGCTTATGATTTCAACGCTAAAGGCGACATAGATGGTTTTGTCCAAAACAGAGCGGATCAGTCTGTTTTTGGTTGTTTGTGTGAAAAATACAAGAAAAATGTTTGTATGTTAGAGCCAAACAACGATTGGGCTGTTGTTCCAAGAAATATGTCTGGAATAGAATTGCGAGCAAGCGAGTGCGACATCCTTTTGACGAGGAAGAAATTTAATTACAAGCCCTATGTCATGTTTGTTGTTGGTCAGGAACTTCCTTTTTTCGAGAAACAGTATGATGAGTATACGCACTTTTTGAATATAGGAAACAGACAGCTCCACAGATTGTCAGACGCGCGAGGAGATAGCATTCATCATCTTAAAGGTTTAGCCGAGCAGACTGGATTATATTGGATATGGAAAAATGTCGATCTTTCTAGTGTGAAATACATAGGTTTTTCAACACATAGAAAACCGTTTTTTTCTTCCAATGAAGAATTGTTTAAAGCCATGGAAAACGGATCGTCAGTCGTAGCTAATTTATACTTTCAAAAAAGAAAAGAAACCGTATTGACTTCATTCGACGAATCAATGTTCGACGATTTTGTTGATACGTTTGCAAAATATCATCCACAAGACAAAGCTGCTTTTTTGGAACATGAAACGTGTGGAAGATTTTTTCCTTCTAATTCGTTTGTAATGCGTGTTTCTGATTTTTACAATCTCTGCGAATACATTTTTCCAGTGATGCTTGAATTTGCGTTGAAACATGAAGGTGAAGAAGGATTGTCAACTGACAGAGTGTCTCATGCTCCTCCAGCTGGAGTGTTTGGAGAAGATATCGTTAGCTTTTACATCATGAGCAGATTGTGTCAACAACCATTTTTTTCTCCATTCGTGATTTATCCAAAAGGTGAAGAGTTGTTTAGAGCAGAAACGTCTAATTTTGGAATGATTTTTGGAACAAAAGACCAATTGTTTTTTCCGTATGGAAGACATCCAAGATGTCCGGCCGTGATAAGAACTTCAAACCAATACGTGTCAGACGATTCTTTCTATCCATCATATTCTAGTAAGTCAGTTCTTCCAAATATAATCAAGACGAAAGCTTTCAAAATTGGATGATGTCTATTTGCATCTACACCTTCAAGTCCTTCCCCATCAAGTTCCACCTCCCAGGTTCCACCAGCTTCATATGCTTCCAAGAAGTACCACCAGGCAGTCAATGGACCCAGCATCAGCTACCTCTAGACGTGTTTCCTTTTTCATCAGTCCGCCAAGAAAGAATCATCAAGCTCCTCCCCTGGAAGTACCTCGCTGAATACGACTACGCTATTTGGTGCGCCTCAGAAGAGCACCTAGCCCAAGCACTTCTTTTAGCTCAGTTCATCCAAGAACATCCCAACAAAGACGTCTACCTGCCAAAGGACAGCGAGATAGACAAAAGTTTCTGGCTTCAGCTCTTTCCGAACAATCTCAACGTCAAGTCCCAGCTTCAAAAGTACTATGCTGCAAACAACTGGGATCCTTCTTTCTTCTATTCTACGGACCTAATAGCGTTCAACAATCGTTCAGCCTCTTACAAGCAGTTCTCAATCAACTGGATGAACGAGACGCTGAAAGAATCATTGAACGACGAAATTTCTTTTTCCTGGCTGCTTTCTTTTTCGTCATTGGACGTTTGTGAGTTTGACCAAGAAAAAGAAGTCGCTGCTGAAAAGGACTGCTTCTTCAGGATCGCCATTCCGAATTACAACAATGGGTTAGCTTTGGAGAGGTGCATTGAGTCTATTTTGTACCAGACGTTCAAGAGCTTCAAAATAGTCGTTGTAGACGATTGTTCGACAGACGAAAGCAGAAAGACAGCTGAAAGATATGCTGAAGATTATCCAGAACAAGTCTTCTTTTTGAGCACTAAGAAAAGGTCTGGATCTGGCGCAGCTAGAAATCTTGGAGCTTCGTTCAGTGGATTCACTTCGGAGTACACTTGGTTTGTCGATGGTGACGATGAATTGTCTAAAGATTCGGTTCTGAAATCGTTGTTCGAGAAGGCGTCTATCGCGAAAGCTGATTTGGTTTCTTTCGATTGCGCTTATTTGAAAGATAAGAAAGTCGAGATCAAAAAGTTCAGCGTTCCAGATTTCAACGACCAAGAGAAAGTTTTAGAACAGTTCGGCATAGCTCCTTGGCATAGAATAGTCAAGACTGAAAAGGTGGTTCCTTTCTTTGAGAACTGCACGAGAAGGCAAGATTTAGCCACAGTGTTCCGTCAATACGCGAACTGCGAAACGTTAGCTCACTTAGACAAAGTCTGCTACGATTACAACGTCAGAGACTACGCTTCGCTGAAAGAACCCGTTTGGAGTCTGCAAAACGTGTATCTCGAATTGATAGAACAGACGAAACAGCTTCCAGAAAAGTATTCCAACGCTATTAAACGCTATGTAGCGAAATATCCGAAAGTGTTTGGATCGTTCGACGAAAAGAAACTGAAAGAACAGAGGGTCGTTGCAATGGCTTCATATCCGAAGAGAAAAGAAGGAATGTTGAAAGCTTTCAAGGAGTTGTTTCCTCAATGCGACCATTTCTGCTTGTATTTGAACGAGTACGAAAAGATTCCAGACGAATTGTTGGAATTGTCTTCAGAAGAGAAAAGAAGAATCACGATAGCTGTCGGACAGGAGAATCTGAAGGATTACGGGAAGTTCTATTGGTGGAAGAAGTTTCCTGGCTACTATCTCACAGTAGACGATGATTTGGAATACGCTGAAGACTACGTTGAACGGCTTGTTTCCAGAATGAAGGATTTCAACGATAATTCAATTCTTGGCTTCCACGGAAACGATTTCGACACAGTAGACAATTCATTTGTAGCTAAGAAACATTGTCACGCTTTTCTTTCAGAGGAGAAGCACGATGTTCCAGTCGATTGTCTTGGAACTGGAGCTGCTTGCTTCAAGCCAGAAAAGTTTTCTTTTTCTTTTGATGACATTCTAGAAAACTTCTGTAAAGACCAAGACTTAGACATGAGTGTTTCTATTTTGGTCAAATCAGAAGGCAAGATGCTTTATCGTATAGCTTCAGAAAAGAATGTCGTGCAAATGAATTCAGAAGGGATCAACTTCGTCAATCCTTTGGCTGATGTTCACTTTGCTTGGGAAAACCGCTATCTTCAGTATGGTTTCTGGTTACACAGAGACAGCAACAACAAGGCTTGTGCTTTCTGCTGTGCTACTTCTAAAACTGTAGATCTAGAAACAATCGCGCTTTTGTCTAAATTGCGAGAAGAGAAAGAAAAAGAAGGAGTAGACTTTTACTTCATTCCAATCGAAGAGAAGGCTCTTTTAGCCGATCCCATTCAAATGTATTTCTCTAAGTTCGACCTTGTTAAAAAGTTTGTAGACAAGTACTACAGCGTGTCTATTCTGCCTATCGGTGAAAAAGAGCTGCAATTCGATTTCACCAAAGAAAATCACGTTGATCTTCTGTCTAAAATCCAAAAAGTGAAGGACAGAAAGCCAAAAAGAATGAGCGACAAGCTGCTTAAAGCTAATCTTCGCAAAATGTAAATACGAAAGCATTGTCTAAAAATAGTTGTATGTCTAAAAACAAGTCAGTAGTCTACACTTGTATCACGAATGGTTATGATACGTTGCATGAAATCAGATACCTTTCGCCGTCGATAGACTACGTTTGTTTCACGGACGATGCGAATCTTTCTTCTAGAACTTGGAAAATACGTCCTCTTCCAGAAGAAGTGCTTTCTGAAACTTCACCAATCAAGCGTCAACGTTTAGTGAAGCTACTTCCGCATAAATGGTTTTCTGATTATGACGCTTCGCTTTGGGTTGACAGCAACATCGAAATCATATGCGATTTGTCTGATTTTTTCGCCAAATACGACTTAACGAAAAACGACAAGCTGCTTTACGTCAACAAACATCCTTCTCGCGATTGCATTTATAGAGAGCACTTAGCTGTAGTAAGACTGAAGAAAGACACTTTTGAAAACACTTCACCGCAAATAGAACGTTATCGCAACGAAGGCTTTCCTGAACACTTTGGCTTAGCTGAGACGAACATTCTTTTACGCAGTCACAATAATCCAAAATGTGTGAAGCTGATGGAAACTTGGGCTGAAGAAATACGTTCAGGTTCTCACCGCGACCAACTTTCCTTTGATTATTGCGTTTGGAAATGTGACTGCAAAAGCAAGATAGCTTATCTAGACGAAAAATACTACAATCTGCATGTAGGCGACAACGCTTTCTTCTGTCTCAAAAAACACATTCACGTCAAAGGATTCAAACCACAGACGATAGAATTAGAAACTGAAAAGAAAATTCTACCACAGACAGAAGCTGAAGAAAAGAAAGAAAAGAAGCCGATTTCTGTAGTGGTGTTCACTCATGAAAGAACGAACGTAGCAAAGGAAACGCTGAAATCTCTTTTCAGGAATCTCAGCTATAGCGGAGAAATCAATTGGATCGTTTCAGACGATAGATCAAGCGAAAAGCACTTAGCTGAGTTAGATTCAGTTTTCAAGAACAATGGAATAAAGTACGAGCTTTGCAAAACTTCTTCTGAGCGGTTTGGGCTTGGAGCTTCGATGAACAATGGACTAAAGAAGGCGTTTGAAAAGAGCGAAATAGCTTTGAGAATTGAAGACGATTGGATTCTTGAGAGGAAGCTTGATTTAGACATATTCGTCGATGCAATAGAAAAGAACGACAACGTTGCCGGAATTCGTTTGGGAATGATAGGAAGCGGATTGATAGCCGACGACAGCTTGTTTAGCGATAGAAGTTTCAAAGCTCTTGTTGGTATTTTAGGAGAAGAAAAATCATTGTTGTTCGTCAATCAGGTAGCGCTAATCCATAGAAGACTGCATGACGATTTGGGCTGGTATGATGAAAACACAAACGCTGACAAAGCAGAAATCGATTTTGTAGTCCGTTTCAACAAAGCGACTGAATGTGGACACAAGAGATGGCTGCTTTTAGCGCCAGCAGAAATGAAGTGGAGGACTTTTGACGATCCTTCTCTCTGGTTCATCCATGTGGGGCGTAGCACTTTGGGGCACTTGATCTACCGGGAACCTAAGAGGTATGGCTGGCTGTACGAAGAAACAAAGAAACAACAAGTGGATTCAACTAGCAACAAATATGACATTGTATATGTCATTGGAAAAGGAAGCTTGCATTCAAATGATGAATTGAGATATTCGTTAAGAAGCATTGAAAAGTATTTTGTTGACCTACGGAACGTGTTTATTGTTGGAGAAAAACCGGATTTTATTTCTGACAACGTGATATACATTCCAACGACGGATTTGTTCACGGGTGATCTTAGCAACAAAGACCGCAATCATTGGCACAACATGGAAATCGTTTGTAAAGATCCACGTCTTTCAGAAAATTTTCTTTTTGCTGCTGACGATTTTCTAATAACCAAAAAATCTACGTGGGACGATTTCAAGCCAAGACACACTGGGGTTCCATCAAAAGAATACATGGAATCGACTAGCTACAACCTTTGGAGAAAAACAAGAATCGAAACATTGAAACGTTTTCCTTCAGACAGACGCTATTTATGGCATCCTCATATGATGTCGCAGATGAATAAGACAAAAGTTCTTCAGTGCTGCAAGGATTCTGACTACATGCATAGAAACGATGTGGTCATATTCACTTATTACTACAACCATGAGCCAACGCCAAATCCTATTGTTGATTTCGACACAGAAGAAGTGCATACGGCTAGATGCATGGATCTTTCAAAAAGACACGTATCTCATTGGGACGAGGCGTTTTCATACCCGCCATTTAGAAAACAGCTTGACGCTTTGTTTCCAAAAATGTCTAAATATGAGAAATACGACATGAACCGCAATCTTGACACGATAAACTGTTCTGTGATAGTTCCATGCTACAATTCAGAAAAATATGTCAAAGCATGTCTTGATAGTGTAGTAAACCAGAAAACCAATTTCAATTATGAGATAATATGCGTCAACGATGGCTCGACTGATAACACGTTAGAAATCTTGAAAGACTACGAAAACAAATACGACTTCATAAAGACGATAAGTCAAGAAAACCAAGGGCTTTCAAGATCAAGAAACAACGCTCTTAAGATAGCGCGTGGACAATATATCATGTTTCTTGATAGCGATGACATGCTTGCTGACAATGCAATCGACATAGTAGTCAAAGACATGACGAAGCACCAAATGGACGTTCTATATTTCGATTCGTCTGTGTTTTTCGACAACAAGGAAATAGAAGAAAAATTCAAGAGGAAATATCCACAGAACGGATATTATAGACCATCGCCTCAGAAGATTATTTCTGGCTCACAGCTGTTCAATTTCCTTTATTCGAAGAACCGTATAGTGTTTCCAGCGTGTTTGCAGGCCGTGAAAAAAGAATTTTTAGTCGACAACAAGATTTCGTTCATGCCAAACGTTCTTTACGAAGACAATGTATTTTCAATGCAAGTGCTTCTTTCTGCTTACAGAGCCGGAGTTGAAGAAATGAAACTTTACAAACGTAGAATAAGAGAAGATAGCATTGTCACGAGTTTCAAGTCGTACAACCACATCCGGTCTTACATTTTAGTGTGTCGAGAAATTTTCAAGTTCATAAGCTATAAGTTGTCAAAAGACAAAACGACACGAGACCGCGTTTTCAATTCTGTCGTGAAAGGACTGATGCGGCAGGCTAAAAATGCATATGCTGCTAACAAAGGAACTGAAGAATTCTTGAAGGATAGAAACAAATATGGAGACGCTGCGACGATAGACAAATTCATCAAAGCGCTTGAAAAAGAAATTTCTCAGGAATCGTTCAAAAAAGAGCTTGCATAAAAATGCAGTTGAACAACGTCCACTTCCATTACTCGATATTCGCTAATAATGATCTTAGCAAATCGATGTGATATCTTTATTGCATCGCGCTTAACGCAAAACGGTTTTTAAGTGATATAAAAACGTTTTCCAACTTCAAAAAATATATTGACTACGTAGATGACAAATACGGAAAAAACTTTATCAATAGTTGTAAGATTAGATGTAAATAATATATACTATGAAACTAATAGTAGAAAACGATTTACACGAAGTACAACTCTTAAAAGAAGCGTATGATCCATCGAAGCCGCAGACAATCAAGCTTCGTGGTGTTTTTATGCAAGCAGAGACGCAGAATGCTAACTCCCGCAAATATCATCTTGATGAACTTGAACGTGAAGTAGAAAAGTTTACAAAAGACAAGATTGACAAAGGCACCGCGTTGTCAGAATTAGAACATCCTGATACGGTAGAAATTTCTCCAGATAGAGTTTGCGCTCGCATTTTGAAGCTTGAACAAGAAGGAAATGACTTCATTGGCGAAGCTGTAGTTCTTGCTTCAGATGAAAAGTTTGGCATCAAAGGAACTCCAAAAGGAGATCTTCTTGCTGGGCTTCTTAACTATGGAACACAATGTGGATTCAGTAGCCGAGGAGTAGGAGAAGTTTCTGAAGATGGATGGGTTAGAGATTACAGCTTAATTACTATTGATACTGTATTAGCCCCAAGTATTGGTATCATGTCGCAGTCTAATGCTAACCGCTTCGTGAACGGCATTCTTGAAAGTAAGGAGTTTATTGTCAATACTCACGGCGAGATTCTAGAAAAGCAGTACAACGCTCTGGAATCTAAGCTCAAAAAGTTGCCTCGCAGGAAGTCGCTGAAAGAAGAGTACATCTCCAATGCGGTTCACGACTTTTTCAAATCACTTATCTAACAAATAGAGAGCGTTTCGTTTTCCTTTAGCTCTCGGCGCAGTTCGTCTGCGCCTTTATTTTAGCAGCATATTTCTTTTCTTAATCATTGTAAATATAGTCAACTATGGCTATATCGATAGGCAACGCGCTCGGAGCAATTACCCAAGTTCAGACCGGACAAGCTAACAGTTCCGGCGAAAAGACGCTTCTTGACTTCATCAACAAGATCAACAAGTACGGAGTTTCGCTTAGAGCTAAATACGAGGTCAATTTTTCTGGAATAGAAGACATCACGTTTTTCGTTACAGACATATCACTCCCAGACGTCCGTCAAAATTTCGGAAACGTCTACTTCGAAGGAAAGGGCGTAGAAATTCCAATCAACATCGAATATGGTCATGACATGCAACTTACGCTTTTGAACGACGCCAAGGGCGTGATATATTCGACGATAATGAATTGGTTGATGAACCAAGACTCTGGCGAATCAGTTGTGAATTCCGGCTACACGATGACTGTAAGACAACTTGGTGATGGAGGTGAACACAAAGGAATGACAATCGTTCTGAACGGAGTTCGCATGAAGTCAGTTTCTGGACTGACGTTTGTGGCTAACGATCCTAACATTTCTACTTTTTCGTTGAACATGTCTGTAATATCGTTCACGGCAACGCTTGGAAATCTGCAGAAAGTTTCTGGATTCGCTGGAGCTTTGAAATCACTGCTTAAATGAGAGAAAGGATGAGATAGAAAATGTCGCTTGAAGCATTTCTGAACAAGTTCAACAGCGCTGACGGAAAGTTCCTTTACACAATCGATCCTCTGAAAACTTTCGGAGTAACAATAGCTTTCGACGTTGGAAACGGAAACATGAGCAACGGTTCTGGATCTCCTCTTCAGTCTGGAATAAATTCTATGCTGAACAACGTTTCTGGAGGACTTTTTGGAAAAGCAGTCAACGCAGCAAAAGGCGACATGAAAAAAGACGGTTATACTGGAATTCCAGAAATAGCTGCAGCCTCGCTTTTCGGAGATGGTTCTGGAAACATTATGGATCTAAAGTACTTCGTCCAGGAAGCCACCTTGCCTTCTATCTCAGTTCCAAACGACGCTGTAGCTGAAACTGCGATTGGTTCAGTTCAAACACACAAAATGGCTGTAGAAACTGACACGAAAGAGTTTACCTTGAAAGTGTTGAACACTAGAGTTTCGCTTTTAGACAGAGTCTTTTATCCATGGATGAGAGAAATTTCTTATCCGTATTGGAGCTATCCAACTCAACCTTACACCACAGCTACTATCACAATAGACATGACTGAGCACAACGACATAAGTTACGTCTTTTTGGGAAGCAGACCAACAAAAATCGAATCGTTGAATCCAACCAATGCATTGGACACGACAATGGCTAGAGGAGTTACCTTCGTTTTCGATTTCATGTATATAGCCTCAGTAGGAAAGAACAGCGAAAGCATCAAGGACACGTTCTTGAACACTGGCAAGAGCATTGTCAACAAGGCTGCTTCGATGATTGGCCTTTAATCAGCTTCGTTCACGTAACTAGTTATGACGAACGATTTGGAAACTACTACTGAAGGATCGTCTTTTTTAGTCAAGTTGACAGTCAATTCACATCCAGCTGACAGATAGTTGCCTTTATCATAATCAGTTGGCATTGTATACGTATATAGACTGCCGAAATTAGTGTTGTCTACCGTTATCTCAGATTCTCCAGAATAGATTGCTTGTTTTGAAATGTCCCCAAGTGAGTATTGAACGCTCAAATCGTAAACATCTCCAGTGCATCCATTAATCGTGCTGAACAAAAATTGAGATGGGCCAAATGTTTCAGGACCGCCGACAATAGATCTTGGAGTAAATGCTGTCAAATAGCTTATTTTCAAAGGTTCGTTTTCAGAAGGAATGCGTTTAGCTAAAATAGCTCCTATCAAGTTGTCTTCTATCAAAACACCGTTTGAAAGCTTGTAGTTTCCTTCTGGATCTGCTAAAGCTAATTGTATGGTCGTTCCACCTTTGAGTCTTTGTTGCATTACAAGATCAAGATCAGTTTCTTCTCCGGTTGTGTCAACAACGTTTTTTCTAGAAGCAATTTTTCGTCCATCAACAATGACATTTACCTTGCAAGGAATTCCATCCAGCACAGTGGCGTCCTTTATGTAATACAAAGCGAAATCAGTTGTTCCAGAAAGTTTGCCACTAAACACTATGTAGTTTTCACCATCGTTTTTGAACATTCCAGATCTTATTGGAATCATGTCAAGTGAAAAATCTTTTGTTCCAGGAACGCAAGACATAGCTGTTACAGAAGAAATGCTTACGCTTACAGTCGTTATATCGTTGTTGTTAATTAAATCGGTCTTGAAATAAACTGAGATACTAGACAAACCAGTGCCAACGTTAGCGCTAACGCCTTCGCCAGAAATCAATGATAGATTTGACAATCCGAAAATGTTTTCTTTTGAGTCGTAATTGTATTCCAGATCATTTATCGATGGAATGCTGAGTTCGTAAGCTATTACGTTTTTAATGTCTTCTGTAGTTGTGTCAATGCCAGACAATTCAGCTTTGTGTAAAGCGTATCCAGAAACTATCGTGTTGATGTTTGCTGGTCTGTTTGTGTCGTAATAGAAATCATAAGTGTCGTTATATCCGTTAGACAACAAGACGAACGAATTTTCTCCATACTGTCCAACGTAAACTGAATCTTCAGCTAAATTAGCTAAAGCGCTGTAAGCTTCATCGAGTTTTGGAGTGATGTTTTTGTCTAAAACGTTCTGTACTTCTGATACTTCACTAGAAATGCTGTCTATTGTTTTAGTGATTCCTGAAAGAGCTATGCTTCCGTCTTCTCCGCTTAACAATGCAACTATCGATTCAAGCGAAGTAAGCATGTTTGGATCTTTTGTCAAGGACGACAAAGACGAAAGTGAAGTCGAAAGATCGTCTATCTTTCTATTGACGGTTGTTGTTTTGCCATCTACACTATCTATTCTGTTTACTAAATCGTTGCTTAACGATGGAATGATAGTGCTTGATATGCTTTTGACATTAACAGAAAGATCGCTGATGTTTCCAGACAGAGTCTTGATGTTTCCGCTTAACGTGTTGATGTTTCTTTCGGCTTTAGAAAGGTCTACTGTAACTCCGTTAGCCAAATCAATGATAGAAGAAATGTAAGCACGTCTAGTTATTCCGTCTTGGACAACTACTGTATAATCGCCGTTTTTTGCAGCAACATTCGTCAATTGAGAGATTTTTATTCCTTCTGCCATTTTTCAGTATATTATATGTAATTAGTATGGTCACTATTTACAACTTATGGCAGATACAATACAAAATCCAAATTCTATTCTAAACGCTTTCAAGAACAAGTTTTCTACGAAAGTCAACGCAGTTTATGTCAATTCGCTAAAACGCGAAGTAAATTTTCGGGAAGTCTCAGTAACAGAACAAAAGACGCTTTCTAAGACGATGATTGAAAACGAAAACCGCAAGGACATCATTTATGATGCTCAGTGCGCTTTGATAAACAGACTTTGTCTAGAAAACGACCAAGTTCAAATCAGAGAAGCAGCGAGAGAAGCTGCTCGTGTAGAACTTCCGAAAGCTATGGAAGCAGAAGGAATCGAGCTTGGAACTCCGCAAGCTGCTACTTTTGCTGTCAAGTTCACAAACGATTTCGTTCAAAAATACGTGTCTGAGCATGGTTTTGACGTTTATTCGCTTACAGAATTCGACCGTATTAGAATTTTGATGGAAATCTACCAAAACAACTATTTCAAGGACGAAATCGTCTACAAGTGCAAAGAGTGCGGCTGTGAAAACAGTTATCCATTCGATTTCTCGAAGATCATCGAACGATTCAATGAATTCGATCTTGAAGATCATACTTATACAATAGAAGACAATCAATACGTTTACAATTTCGTTCTGAATTATCCAACAGTTAAAAGTGTTTCTCAGTTCTTCAAGTCCTATGTCAAAAAGTACAAGGGAGCTTCAGCTAAGGAAAAAGACGTTTTAGATAGTCTTGAAGGAACAGAATACATCAACCTATATATCAAACAGATAGAACTAATAGACAAGAAAGCGCAGACAAAAGAAGTAGCTGATCTTTCGTTGTTCACTTATTCAGACATCGAGAAGTTGATAGAAATGTTTCCACAGAACATCATTTTCTCAGAAGATACTGGCGTATTGCGTTATATCGCTAAGAACTTTCTAGAAAAGATCAATGGAGTTTTCAAGTACGAAAAGTGCGCTCAATGTGGCGCTGAAGCTCCAATTGGTTTGGGAAGCGTATCTGATTTTTTATGATGCTACGGGAGTTCTTCAAGAAGCTGTATAATGGCATAATACAGATTGAAGTGATGTTCTTCCGTTTCTACCAAATCGATCCGTTTACTATGTTCGACCACATGACTGTAATTGAATTGCAGGCATTGATTAAGAGTATAGAATTCCAAAAGAAAGAAGAAGCTAAGAACAAACAAAGCGACAAGTTGATGAAGTCGTTAGTGGCAATACGAGACATTCTCAACATGATGACTTTGTCTGAAAAGGGTTAAACTTCTTTTTCTAAATAGGATCAGAACAATTAATGGGCGTTGACTTGTTCAACGCCCTAAACGTAAATACGCAAAACGTATTTGCGTCTTTTATCATGCCAGATTTTCTTTCTATTCCAGGAAACATCCGTCAACAATACATGCCCTTTACGATTGAAGGGCCAACTGACAACGCACAAGTGTTCTCCTTCAAAGACGTTGCAGAAAAAGGCTACCCAAAGCCATGCGCTCAAATACATCCTTTTTCTAGATGGTTAAAAAATCTGATTCAAAACGATTCAAGCATTCAATACACTCACGGCCCAGACGGAAAAAAGAAAGTAGATCTTGCTACGTTTCTCGACGAAATTCCAGCTATTCAAATCAGAGAATACGTTCCAGACGCAAAGTTGACTCAGACCTTCAAGTGGTTCAGCTACTTCAAGAAGGGGTTTGATGCAGCTTTAAGCAACCTAGACGGAAAGTCTTTCGATTTCAAAAGCATGAAAGACGAAATTGGAAAGATAATGGAAAACATTGGTAAAACGATGAAAGATCTTACGTCTGGTGATGCTCCATTGTTAGCTAAAGTGGTTGGAGGTCTAGCGCATTTCTACCAAGACAAAGGATACAACATCGGAGCTGACAACGGATTTGCTGTGTTGTTCTTGCCGTTCATCATGTATTACCGTCTTACGACCACTCACACGAACAACGTTTACGAACTTCCGTTTTCGATGCAAAACGAAATCATGAAGTCAGACGGAACTTACGGATGGACTTCTACGCAATCAGACTTCGGAGTGTTAGACGCTGTTCCAGAGAAAGTTGGAAATACAGCTATTGCGAAAATGCTGCTTGGAAACACGATAAAGGTCAACATGATGCCAAGTTTCCAGCCAACGGGAGAAACAAAGGGCGAAACTTTCACGATAAACATTGATCTGATAAACGACACAAACGAAGCTGCTAAGAACAACTTTTTGATGTGTCACACTCTATTTGGAAACAACCGTTGGCTGCAATATGGTTTCGTCCAGGCTGGAGCTTCGTTGTATGACGTGAAGCTTCCTGGAGCTAACCGTTATTTCATGTGTGCTGCTCAGTTTTCATGCAAGGGAAAAGGCGCTTTCAGAACTCCTTCTGATGCTGTCTGCGAAGCTATTGCAAAATGTGCCAATCCAAAAAAGACGTTTGCCGGAGAATTGAAAAATGGAAGCTTGAAGGAAATAGCAGAACAAATGCAACAAGCAAGAGCAGATTCAATCATTAACAATTACGTTTACAATTCAACAGAAAGTGACTCAAATTCATCAGAAGTAACTTCTATGTCTAGACGAGACGAAGGATATGATATGTGGAAAATGCAGCAAGCACAAATGCAGGCAGAATTTGAAGCTGCGACGAAATTAAATGGGGTTAATTGTTCTTCGTCTGTATTTATCGAATCCCCAAAACAACAGACACAATTGACTCAAGAAAGAACACAGCAAATATATCATTCTCCACAAGAAAGTTCGTTTGGAAAAATTCTACCAGAAAATAAAGCAGGTGTTGTTTTTCCTGGACAAAAAGAAGCTTATATCCGAGCTTCTAAAGTTTATACAGAAAGAGTAAAAGAAACGGAGAATATAAAAAGCTACATTAACAAATATGATTCTGAAGTAAAAGCTGCAGATGTAAAAATAACTGAAGCTGATAAAATCATAAACGGCCCTTATTCTCAAGAGGAAAAAGCAAAAGCGCAAACTGCAAAAGAAGACGCTTTACAAGATAAAGCAGACGCTCAAGACAAATTGAATGATTACAATGGAACAGGTCAATCAGCAGAAAACGCATTAACAAATGCTGAAAATCGACAAAGTGGAGCTGAATTAGCATTTGCTAAAGCTAGAGAACCATTAGACGCAGCTTTAGGAGCAACTGAAAAAGCAAAAACTGAACATGAAGCTTATTTAGAGTCAGCAACAGTCACATCGCAGGACATTAAGAAGCTCATCAAGATTCCAGACGTTTATTCTCTCACTCTCACTTTCAATTCGCTTCTTCCTGATAACTTCAACAACTATCTCTATGGTTTCCGCGCAGGAAATCTCGACCCAATCGAAAATTACGCAGCTGGTACTGTTGACGAGCTTGGCGTTTTCGAGAAACTAGTTCAACAGCTTGAAGCCGCAATAAAAGCTGGAGGTTAATCAGCAATGAGCAGTAATAGCAGAACGTCAACTCCTTTCCAAGAAGATTTCACTTTAGCTGAAATCATGAGAAACAACAAAGATACTTATAGCGACGATGCTGTTAAGTTCACTGATCTAGAAAATTTCTTCAGTATATATCAAGACGAAAACGCTTATTACAGATACAATCTAAACTCAACAGTGTATCTAAACGTTCCTTCTTCTAGATTGAAAACATACGTCTGCAAGCACGACATGCATTGGCCTACCATTTCTTACGATCTTTACGGAACAGTCCGTCTTGCTTGGGTTTTGATGAAATTGAACGGAATCACTCCAGACATATCGTTCGACATAGTTCCAGCTGGATCTTCTGTCAAGTACTTAGACAGAAGCGACATAACTACAGTAATAGACAGTTTCAACAGATAAGCTATGGGAATCAGTTTGCCAAGTGGAGTGTCTAAAGGAATAAACGTCGAAGATCCGACTTTGTTCCAATATGGTGGCAAGTGGTATTACTTCGTAGCAATGATTTCTAATCCAGACGTTAGCATTGGAGCACAAAATCTGGACAACAAGCATCTAGAACTTTTTGAGTACACGAACGAAATCAATTCACTTTGTCTTTACGGAAACATCGTATACAACGACATAGATGGTTCTATTTCCAGATTCATCAACCGCCAAGACAACCATGTTGAAATCGGCATTCGACAAATGGAAAAAGTTTCTGATGTTGGAGGAACTTCAGTAAAACCAAGTCTTGAGGTTTTCGTTCCAACAGGCAAAGCTGACTTCATGCACACGTTCATCGTTCAGAACATCCGCATATTAGATCGCAAGAAGCAGAACATCACGTATCAGATTTCGCTGATAAGTTCAGCCTGGTATCTGCTTTGCTCCAGAATAGTTTTTTCTAACTATGGAAAAGCCGTCGATCCAAAGCTTAAGAACGGCTACCACATGATGCAGAAGTTTTTAACTGACGCTCTTTCGGTGAACAGCAATTCCTTCATGGTTGATCCAAAAGGCTTTGAAGATGCAGCTGCAAAAACCAAAACCATAGAAATTCCTTTTATCACAAGCGGAAACGACAATTGTTTTTCAGTAAGAAAGTACATTTTCGACAAGCTTTACTGGAACAAGAACCAAAAAGACGAAACGTTGAAATTCATCATTTTCAGTCCAGTTGACAACACGTACCGTTGTGTAGATTACAACGTAGACCAGTCTTGGCCGTCATGTGAGAAACCAGTCGTGATATTGTCCATGTTTGAGACA